ACGGGGGAACGATGTCTGGGTCGTACTTATCGTAGCCTTGAATCGAACGATAACCACCCTCGATAGATGGTTCGTAATTACGAAGGATACGAGCCGACCCCGGAGCATTGATACCATGCTGCAACGGGGACATGTTCGTGATGAGGCCACCTTTAAATTCGATGGCGTATGTTTGCCAACGGTCAGGCATGGGCTTACGATGCCCTCATGTAGATGTTTTCGTTGACCGTTACTGTTCTCATCTGTTTGATACCCTCGTCGAACTTGCGTTGTGAAACCGATGCCATCTCTAGGTTGTCACGGAACATGTAGGCATAGTACATAGCCCCATCGATGATTACGTGACGAAACCGCTCTGGAATTGTCGGGACATCTGTATTGAGGATGAGGTCAACAGGGTCCATGAAGTATTCGAAGTCTACCTGATAGGCTTTGTCTGGCATAGGAACTACGCCCCACTCACCATTTTGGGTACGGAACACACGCTCTGGAACCGCGCCTAGAGCCGTGTTGGTTTCGTCCTCTTGGTCGATGAACCGGTCCACGTACTCGTCATAGCTAATCTGAGTAAGGTGTTCGGCTCTGCCTAAACCTAGAGTTGTATCCCTGCGAACCCGATAGGTATCAAAATCAACGTACTTTGCTTGAGACGGAATAGGGTATCTGGTAACCCCTGCAGTTAAGGTTTGCTGATATGTGTTGTGATTGAAGGGCCAGCCAAAGTGTGCCTGATTGATATGGCGAATAGAAGAGTTTACAGCTTCTTTGATTGCGCTGTAAAACCCCGTAGCTGACGCAAAGTTCGCAGAGGTTAGCTGCGTCTCATTTAGGCGTTTGGCAACATCGTTGGTTAAGCTGAGATAATCATAGGCCATAGTTACCGGGTCCTTACTTTGAGGTTAACGGAGCGAATAGCTGTGCTGCCTGTGGAGTCTGTCATCGTGCAGTAAAACGTGTAATTTCGGGTGTTTACTCCGCTGCCGATATTGATGGTAGCAACCGTGTCGGTCTGTGTTTGGGACACATTTTGAATGCTGTCCGTGGTTGCTCCGCCTGATGCGGTAGTTAGGTCCTGACCCGAAGCCAAAACTGTACGGGTGGAATAGTCGTCGGTTTCCACAGACCAGACGACTGTGGAGATGGTTGCGGCACCAAGAAAGCGCGACCAGTCCATGCTGTAGTCGAGCGTCTCTCCGGGGTCTTTGAAGGGCCATTTGTATGACATAGATTACTCCACGTAGACTGTTCTTGTAAAGCTGTTGCCGATACTTTCTACCGCAACAACCCGTGTTTCTTGGGGAACGTTGATTGTTCGTTCGTAAGTTGTAAGTGGCATTTTTAAGCTGCCCTGTCTATCACTGAGGTACGCCGTCTATCATATAGTTCGCGAACCGCGTTGAAATCGAAGTGTACTCCGGTATAAGTTCCGGTTCCGACAGTAAAGGTTCCTTGTACACCCGAAATTCCAGCGGTAGTGTGAAGCGTTAAGCTTCCAACGGCACCTGCGGCTGCTACCCCTGTCGCTATTCTTTCGGTTGGTTGGTCTTCTACTGTGTTTACAAAACCAACAGCTTCAACACCTGTAAGTGTTAGATTGGCTGCACCTGTTGCTGTAACAATAATTACATTAGATGCTTCATTCGTAATAGTAGTAGAGCCATTTGTACCATCAAAATGAAGTAGTGCTTCTGTGCTTCCATCTAAAGAGTATGCTTCTGTCTCAGGTGTAAAACTTGCGGCAGAAAGACCTGTTGGTGTAGATGCTCTAAATTCGTCTATGTATCCTGTAAATTCTTCAGAGCCATTTTCTTTAGCCCCAATTACATAGGTATGAGCATTGTATCCTGCACCTGCTTGCTGACCTCTTTGATATCCATCTACAAATACTTCGGTAAAGGCAAACCTTCTTTGTAGTCGTATATGATGCCAAGTATTGTTACTTAATTGTCCACTAACTGACCTAGTTATAGAATTATCTTTTATTACTTGAAGATTACCACTACTAATACGTAAAGCAAAACCAGAGTTAGAGTTTTGTCCATCCCAAAGATGAGCAGTTTGACTTGTTAGCGTTGAAGAGTAAACCCAAAAATCTACAGCCCACTCTGAACTTGTTAACAGACTTGAAGTGTAACTTGTTGTTACAAAATCACCTGTTCCATCTAGTAGTAAACTAGCAGTGCCGAACTTCTTTTCTGCTGTAGAAAGCTGTGCATCACCACTTGCTGTAAAAGGTTTAAGAGAATTAAATTCTGCTTCTACCCCAGTAAGAACTTCAGCTAAATTAACCTGTACGGTTCCTGCGGTGCCTGTTGCACTCACACTGCCCAAAGCTTCAGTCGGCTTTTCTTCTACAGTGTTTACAGAGCCTGTAGCTTGTACTCCTGTTATTGGAGTATTAATGTTTTCTTTTACGGTGTTAACTGTACCTGTCGCTGACACGCCTACAACAGATACCTTAGTAAATATGTTTACGGTTCCTATTGAACCTGTAGCACTAACACCTGTAGGAATACGTTCTGTAACATCTACTTCGAACCCGCCTGCAACTACGAGGGCTATCGCACCAGTCGCAGAAACTCCAGCTATGCTTGCTGTGATATCTACTTCGCCGTATCGGGATGTGCCATATATGCCTACCCCGTACCGCGCTGACTGTGCTATGATAGCCATAGCCGTCTACCTACGCAATGCGAATTACGGCGTTGCTTGCATCCGCAGCAGGGAATTCAATAGTCAAGTCACCGGCAGTTGCACTAACAGTTCCGCCGAAGTCGATTACACAGATTGCTTTGTTTGCCTGTGCTGTGTTATAGATAATACAACCATCTGCGGATACGGTAACGTCTGCGAACACTTCGTCTGTAAAGTCGACGATTGCGGTGGAGCCGTCCAGAGAGATAGTTGCACCGTCAAGAACCTGACCACCTGTTGTGTAGTTGGTTCCGCTGGCTTCGTCGCTGTTGCCGGTTACATCTGAATAGTTGGTTGTGCTGGCATTGTAGGTGCCACTGGGGGATGCTTTAATTAGAGCAAGTTTCAAGGAATCGGTATCCAAATCATGGACACCACCAAGAACCTCTTGCTTGAAGCTATTACACATTGCAGTTGTAATTGCCATGATTTGTGTCTCCTAAAGTGAGGTTTCGAAATATTCTTCTAATGCGATTGAGATATTTACCGCGCTATTTGCGCTGGCTAATCCGCGAACCTTATCGCCGGGGTGCAGATATAAAGGATAGTCTGTAATTTGAAGCAGGGAATTAGGCTGAAGAACCACAGCTTCTGCCAAAGTGTGATACGTTGTAGTAGATACTTCGTACCAGTCTAAACTAAAAGTAACGGCACTGGTAGATGCGTTGTTTATATATATGCTATTAACATCACTCGTAAACCGTGTAGGAACCGTGTAGATATCCGCGTTACTTGTGGTAAGTACAGTTGCAAGAGTGCGTTTTTTACGTTCAGCCATTATAATAAGTTATTGTCCACAAGGACACCCTGAAATGAAGCACCGATTAGATTGTTTGAATTAGAACAGAATGCACGGCACTCTATATCTGTCTTCTCTGGAAAGCGTAGTGGGTACTCATACTTAGTAATAAGCTGGTTACTTTGTAGTGTGTTAATAAACTGTTTACGAAATACGCCGCCAAACTCACGAACTGAAAGAGATACTACAGCGTAATTATTAGCTAGACTAATAGCAGCAGTAAAGTTAAGGTCATCTAAGAATAGACTTCTACCAGCAGGTACAGTGTACAAAGCCATCTGCGTTTGATTGCCGTTAGATAAGTTAGCGTAGATAGTGCCACCACCTGTTGTCTGAATAAGGATTGTACCAGCGGCAGTGCCAGCAGAACCAGCAGTCAGTACGAAGGCACGGTATACACGTAGCCAACCACTAGCATCGCCAACTTGTACTTCTGTCGTACCGTTCAGTGTTACATCAACACTCTGGAATACATAGTTCTCATCTAAACCTTGCACCCTAACTGTACGTGCGCCTGTACCAGCAGAAGTATCCGCTGCATCGTCACTAACTATGTAAGCTGTAAACGCCGCTGTAGGCCACGGATAATTACCACCCTGCGTCCATATAGTTTCTTCTGTACCATTAATATCTGAGTTAAACCCGAACTTATATAGAGACTCATGCCCGAAGACATCTCCACGAGATACCTGTAGGTCAAAGGGTGTACCTTCAAGAATAACTTCTGGGTAGCTAGTAATACCCATGCTACTTTACCCTTCTGTAAGGCTTCGTTTTAGCCTGTATCTTTTTAGGTTGTTTGGCGACTTGCTTACCAGCTCTAGTTGCTCTTCTTTTAGCAGCAGTGGTTTTCGCATACTCTTCCTTCGATAACGCCTTGATTGCTTTTGCCGGTAGATAACGTTCTCCGGTTGCTTTGGGTCCCTGTGTGGATGGCTTTCCACTTGCGGTTCTCCACTTTTGATTTGTCCAAGCCTTCAAACTACGTTGTGGTTTGCGAAGTGCCATTACTTGTCCCAATTAAACACGTCGCGGTGCTTCTTCCAGAACCAATTGCCTACACGAGTAAAAGGCTTGCCAGTATTTAGCAAACCCAATGCAAGGTACTTAATAAAAATCGATGTCATCCTCGATTTCTTCCATTGCATCAAGCTTTTGATTTGCGTCAACCCACTCTCCCAAAGCAGCGTTAAGCCGTTCGAGATTGTCTGTACAATGTTTAAAAGTGTATTCCGCATTCTTCTTCTGTGCCTCGTATTTATGTCTTAGGGCTTCTATAGCTAACTGACGCATGGGTTCTCCTCTTGACTTATTATAGAAGATAAACCTGTCTGTGTCAAATGTTTTGTATGACTACCCATAGTATAGGTAAAATTAAAGAGATAAAAAGGACGATTAATCCCAGCATACATAAATTATAAATTAACTCGTCGCGTTTCTGGGCGGCTAAAATCTCCGCTTCTTTTTGTTTCTTACGCAATTCGCCTTGTATTCGTATGATTTCCTGCCACGCATTCATACCGTGCTGCCCGATAACGAAATTGCGAAGTTCGTTTTCCATCTGTTCAGCCTTTTTCTTGGCTGCGAACGTCTCTAGGGCTTCTTCCTCTACACTGCCAAATCTACGTCCTTTGGCTTTGCTGTGACTAGTCTTCACGGCGGAGATGGCGTTCATCCAGCGACCTAAATCACCGGACATCGACTCAATTTCTTTGCCTACCTGTATGCCTTTTTTGATTGTATTGTAGGCTGTGGTTGCAACAGTGATAGCGGTAATTGGGTCCATAGCTTCCTCATTTTGGTGTTGGTTTGCATACCGCTGTTATTTTAATTCGTCTGCTATCTCCTACGGGGACTGGTCGTTGGTTAGACAACCGTTCTGCAAAGTATAGGCATTTGTCAATATCTGCGAACCGCTGGGTCTGGTCGATGAGAGTTGCACCCATGTAAACAGTGAGAACGAACTCAATCATTGGTCCTGCAACAACAACAGTTCTAGTCTTTGGATAGCCATCTTCATGTCTTGGATAGCGTCCTTGTCTGCGTGACTAACTTGCATATTGCTAACAGTGATAGTTAAGTCGTGGGTTGTTTTCAGGTTCCAACCAGCAAGGCCAATCATAATAGCCATCAAACCCGTAATAATTTGCTTTTCCATCAGTCGCGATACCCGCCACCCGCCTTCTTATAGGCTGCGGCTAACATCTGTGCTTTACGGGCTGACCACTGACCGGGTTTGCCACCCTTGCCACCGGCCTTAATCTGTTCGAAAAGTCGCTTTCTCAAGGTTGGCTTAGTGTAGTTGCCAGCTTCATTAACTCGACTCTTGCTCTTCGCTTTAGACTTCGACGGTTTGCTAGTTTTTGCAACTTTCCCGCCTTTCTTGAGTTCTTGCTTTTTCTCCACGCCGCTAAGTTTTCCGGCGTTGGCTGTTGCGTAGAAGACTTGCTCACCCTTTTTACCCCCGTAGGTTTGTTTCATGTTAGACATGATTTTCTTACCTTTAGTTGTTAGGGGCATCAGTCTTTTTTCCAATCTTCGTAAGCTTTTTTAACACTCATACCCAGTTCTTCGTACCAAGATTTTTCAGCACTATCCGCAGCTTTTCGGCCCTTATTAGAACTCATCCCTAATTGTTCCCAAAGAGATGTGTCAGGCTTTTGGGTTTGGTCCCAAACTTTAGCCTTGCCTTTAACAACCACAGCTTTTCCCACTTTAAAATTCTCCCGCTTTCATAGCGTCTGAAAGTTTAACAGCCCGTCTACCGACCTGCCGTGCCCACCGCGAATCCATCATCTCTATCGCGGCAATATCAAACCGACCTTCGTGGATAGCGTTCCACATATTCTTGAACTTACACAGCCGGGGGACACCCATATTGAATGCCATGTCCATGAGAATTAATTGGCGAACAGAGTCGAGGTTTTCTACGCACGGGTGAACTTTACAGAGTTCGTTCTCTACGATGCGAATGTCGTTGAGGGCAAGATACCGTGCATCAGCTTCGGTAATACCGTGGTCATAGACTATGCCCATATTGGGGATGTCCATGTAATCTAGTTCTTCTTTGGTGATTCCCCGGTCTTTGAGATTGCGACCGATACCTATAGTATCGATGCCCAAGCTATCTTCGTAAACAGTCAGGACCATACCTTCGTGTTCGATAAGTTTATCTAGGAAATGCGAAGTATTGTATTTCATTTCCGTGACTCCGTAATACGATGGTTAGACTGACCGGGATTTTTTCCCTCGTGGTTCATCCACACAGCGAACGCTCCGGTCATTGCGCCAGTTACAACAGATACTAAACCAGCCTGTGCTGCACTGGGTTCTGGTAAGGACATAAACCACTCGACGACACGCCAACTCATCAGCGTCATTACGAGCATCATAAATCTTGGTAGGAGTTTCCATTCAAGTATCTTTTCTGCAGCCATTATTTTTTACCGAAGAATTTAGTTGCCGAACGAACTCCAAAAGAAGCCGCAACGATAACTCCAAGTGAGTATTGATACCATTCAGGCATTTCGTTGAGTCGTGCGAATCCATTTGCTACCACGTCTTCCATACCGGGAACGAAAGCTAAAATTAGCGGGATACTAAATAAGATAGTGAGCCACTCGTCTTTCCACGAGGACTGACTACCTTTAGCCATCTCCAAATCCCAATCAATCTCTCCGGTAGCTTTCTTTTGCATGACAACAGCTTCAGCTTGTGCCATAGCTACCTTCGTTGCAGACTGGGCTTTCTTTTCTTCTACTTTGCCGCTCAACCAAGTGCTGGCTAAGTCGGCTACGGGTCCAATTAATAAGTTTAGCATGTTACCACTTTACCTTATCTGCCCAATATGCTGCGGATAACTTACCACGTTTTATGTTCGCAGCGTGACGGGCCTTGAAACTTGCACGTTTCTTTTTCATCCGCTCTGACTCACCGGCTTTGGGTTTACCAGCAGTCTTGGCACCCTGTTCGCCAAATCTAATCATCTTGATAGTGTCGCCTTCTTTGGCAAGAACTACGTGACTTTTAGTAGGATGTTTTGGGGTTCGCTTTGGTTTGTTATATCCTGCGAACGTTTCTCCACGATATTCAATGGTCATAGGGTTTACCCCCGGCAAAGGTTATTGCTTATATCATAAAACAAAAAAGATGTCAAGGGGGCAAGTTGCCCTGCCCCCCGACGGTAGATTATGTGTTGTCGTTGTATGTGACAAGCATGTTATCTTCGACGTTGTTACAGTCGCAAATAACAGCCCATACATTGACTTTTGAGTTACAAACAGCAGTTGCACTCAAGAGGTCGATGGTGTCTGCTGCAGCGTACAGATGTGGAACGTTAGTTGCCAAAGCAGCTTTTTGTCCCGCAGCAGTTTGTACAACAGCAGCAACGTAACGGTCTGGGTCAGCACCGTCGCCAAGCGACAATGTACCTGTACCAGTACCTACGGTTAGGATTTCGTATCCTGCTGACAGTACAATTGAACCTGCAGGAACTGAAAGCACCTCGATGGTGTCTGTTGCAGCAAGGGTGCTGAAGTCAGAATCTGTCAAGTCAACAACTTGACTCAGGACTTTGACATTTGGACCCTTTGCACTGTAGCCAGTAGTACCAGCGTTTGCAATTTGAAAAGGCATATCTCAGTCCCCCTTACGCTACTGTATCTACAACACCGCGAACGAGTGCTTCTGGGCGAAGGACTTTACGTCCAAACACATGAAGACCACGAACGATGTCGGAGAAGGTTTCAGTTGACCGAACTACTTCGGTTTTTGCAATGTGAGATGCAGTTGCAACGGCTGACATGTGACCAGCCAAAACAACAGACTCACCATCTGCTGCAGCAACACCAGAGATGCTGATTGCATCTGTGCCGCCTGCTACCAGAGCAGTTGACTTGTAGCAGTTAAAGCCAGCAATCTGACCCTGCATTACAAGACCGTTCCGCAATGGTGAAGTGCCGTCGCCAGTTACCTGAACTTCTGCAAACTTTGCACCGGCTGAGAACAGCTTGGCGTAGAAAGCAGGAGAAGCAACGAACCAACGGTTCTCTTCTGGAACAGACTGCTCGTCAAGTTCTTTTGCCATTTCGAGCATCAGGTTGACAGCGTTGTCTGGAGCAGTGTGAACTGCAATTGGTGTACCAGCAGTACCCAGAGCAGTGTTGGTGTTCAACAGACCACCAGCAAGTGATGCGTCGTCAGCACCGGCAAGGCCAGCACCGTTAGCAATTGCTTGCAGAACGTTGAAGTCGTACTTGCGCTTCAAAGAGTATGCACCTGAAGAAGTAGCCAGTGCCTCAAAGTTAACATGAGACTGACGCTCTTCGATGTCATCTATTTTGAACGCAAATGCGTTTGCTTGGTCAACAACCATAGTTGTCTGGTCGTCAGCCAAGTCTTGTGGGTTAACCACAGAGCCACGTGAGTAGGCACTTACTGTGATTGTAGGTTCTTTAATGATACGTACTGTATCGCCAAAGTTCTCAATTTCGCCAGCGTAATCAGTATTCGTGATGTCTTCAGCAACCGAAGCGCGACGAAAAAACTTGAGGACTTTCTGGCTAAAGATTTCCGGTGTAAAGTTACCGGAAGGCAGGTTATTGTAACCTGCAGCGCGATTAAAAGCCATCTGCTTTTCCTTCCATTTTGAGGTTTATTCTAAGAGTTGAAGTCGATTCGCCCTTCAGACCGTGCCGCGTCCAATTCGCTTTCCAGCTTTTCGAACTCGTGCGCTTTCATCTTGGCGATTTGTGAAGCTTTCCAAATCCGTTTACCGTCTGTAGTTTCAGCCTTGATTTCCCGTGCTGGGGTTTTTGTTACGGCTTCTGCTGCAGATGCAGACTTGGTTTTCTTCTTGGTAGTCGTTAAGCCTGTGTCGGCTTTGTAGAGGTCTATGACCCGTGCCGCCCATTTCACATCGGTACTGTTCTTGTAGATACCTTCTGCAATAGAGCTTGGCTGCTCTTCTAGCCATGAAAGGAACTGCTGGTCCGTTTTGATTTCATTAAAGTCGGGGTGCAATCTGAGAAGCTGCTCGTAGGCGTTTTTCTTCTCTAGGGCTTGTTCCCGTTCTTTAATCGAACCTAGTTCTTCACGTAGTTTTGCAACCTGTGTTTCGGTCTGCATGCTTGAAACTGTTTGAACAACTTCGAAGACATCTGGATAGCGTTCCTTGAACTCTTCCAGTTCCTCTTGTGTTCGCGGTGGAGTTACGCCTCGTGGCATTTCCGCCGCATGGTTCGTCATTGTCTGGCGAAGGTTTTCGATTTCACTTTTGAACTCGTTTACCTTGTCGTCATAATGACGTTTCAAGTCGTCATACCGCTTTTTGTAGTCGTGGTCGTCCGAAGCTTCCTTCTTTTGTTCCACGAAACTATCGCCCGCTTGCTTTTGCTGAGTAGCCGCTTCTTTTTCTGCAGGGTCAGCATCTTCTTGGGCTTCTACACCCGCCTCATCTTCTTCGTCTTGGTAAACTTCATCGCGGTACTTTCCACGATATAAGTTTTCGTTGTTGACGGTTCCAAAAGAGTCGTTTGCTTTGTTGGCACGGTGGCCTCTTGCTTTTGCCATTTTATTTACCTCACTTGCGGGGCCACATGGCTGTGGGTAGCCGCTCCGGTTGTGCTGGGGCCACGGGTTCGTGGGTAGCCAGCGGATTCTTTAGGCTAGGAAACCACCTCGCGCTGCTTGGACAGGCTGCTGTCCGTTCTGTGCAATGCGCTGTTCGGTTTTCCGAATGCCTCGTTTATTAATCTTTTCTAGGCGGTCTTCGCCTATAATCTTTACTAGGTGTGGGGCGATAGTCACTTCACCACTCGACACCGCAATGTCAATCAGGTTTGAATGCCGCTCAAAGTCTTCCGTTGAAAGACCCCTGCGAACCGCTTCCTTTTGGGCATCCATAATCATTTTACGGATGTCTTTCTCGCCTGCATACTCTACAGCGGCGGCATTTATGATATAAGTACCCTCTTTAGCCTTCATAGGGCGGTCGTCAGCGACTTTAGCCCCGTCCGTGACCTGTGATGGCGGAGCGTCTATAAAACCGCTCTGTGAGGCTTGTACCCCTGCTGGCGGGGTTCCGAAGGCGTAGGCGTTTCTGTTTTGCGGTCTGCCGTGGGTAATCATGCCTCCGCGAGCATCACCGCCCCCGTAGCCATCACCTACAGAACCATCTGCATTGCCTGCACCATCGCTGGTTCCGCCGCCGGGACCATCATTACTATTGTCGTTACTGTTGTCATTATTGTTATCACCCCAATCTGGTGCAGAAGGTGTAGCAGGTCCGGGACCAATTCCCGGTGGGGTTGATGGGCGACTTGGTTCTGATGGCGTATCAGGGGTAGAAGGTGTACTGGTGTCGTCATCATCATACGTGTTATAATAGTCGTAATTCATACCGGGCTTTGTCGAAGCAATGCCAGAGAAATCACCCCCCGGAGGAGTGGTGTCGCCATCACCGGCACTAACATCATAACCCTCATAGCTTTGCTGTTGCTCTTTAATGGCTTCTTCCAGAGTCATAGCCCCTGTGCGGGCTTTTTGTAAAGCTGCGTCTATTTGTGCGCGAGTGAGGCCAGAAGCGTTAGCTAGAGCGTTTGCATGTTTGGTACTGCCGTAGTACGATGTTTGTCCCGTGGCTGGGTTGTAAAAGTTTCCGCTAGATGTATAGAAGCCGCTTGGAAGTCCTGCGGTAACGCCATCTCCTTGGGTATCATAACCAATAGCCATCCAGCCAGCCTGTTTAAAAGTCTGGCCTGTTTCTTTACTCATGCTGTAGCTCCTAGGGACAAAACCCTTAGACAGAGCCTCTAGCCGAATAGCATCTTCTTGTGAAAGACCTCGCATATTTCCTGTATAGGTCAAGGAACCCGGCGCACGGGTAATTCCACCGGTTCCAAAATCTATAGCAAAACCAGTTAGGGATGACCCAGACCCGATTGCTGCAGCGATTTTATTCATGTCGTCGTATTGAATTTCGTGAACCTTATCGGCTACAAAACCCAAAGGACCGGAAGGCCGCATACTTGCGTGACCAAAAGCATTGGTTACTGTGTCACCCGTTATAAAGGAACCCATTATTTTTCCGGGTATCCCGCCCAAAGCACCTATTGCTGTTGCAAAAACAGACTTACCAGAAAAATTAAAATCTACGCGGTCTTTGGGCTTTTGATAGGAATAGCCAGATGTATAAGAAGATGGAACACCGAACGTCATGCTGTACATGGGGTCGCCAGCTAGGTTCTTGTCGAAGACATCTGGGCGTGTGTCATCCCTACCATTATCAGAAGCTGTGCCTGTGTCCACAGGGTCCACGTCAACCCCTGTCCACGTTCCCAAATCGTATAGGCCATAATACTGGCTACCATAATCAATATTACCAGACAGATACTGTTCTTTAGTTAGTGCTTCAGCCATTTTTTACAATTGCCTCGTGGTTAACCTTCAGTTGAAGGAGGGTTTCCAGTAAAGCCGCTTTCCCCTGCAGTTGGCGCAGTTCCGACTCCGATTGTGCCGTTACCAGACCCCTGTAAGTCTGTTCCTTCAGGACTTGGAGATACGCCTCCAGCCCCTGCCATATCTGCGGCTGGGCCAGCAGCGGCCCCACCAGCTTCGCCTGTTCCTTGCTGTACATTTGCCATCATTCCTTTTAACATCTGTGCGTAGAGTTGTGCTTGGTTGGCATCGTTGACTAGGCTGTCTGGGTCGATATCTTGGGAGATAGCTAGTTCCCGCATCAGGTTAGGTATCTTGATGAACGGTGCCAGCATCGGGTTCGCAACGGTTTGCAACAGGGATGTCAAGCGTTGTGTGCGAACCTCTTTTTGCATCACGGCTGCAACACCGCGAGGCTTGATTTCCAAGTCGCCTTGGATATCTTCGGCATCTTCATTGAACTGCATGTTCCATTGGAAATAGGCTTCGCCTAAGGGCTTCAAGAGCATGTCGTCGATGTTCTTGATGACAGTCTTCATGGAGAGACCAGCAGAACCCATCAACATAGAGAGACCAGCGGCGGTTCGTCCGGTTCCAGATACGCCTGTTTGACCGTGCATGATTGATGGGATGCCCGTCTCTTCATCAGCAAGCTGACGACTAATCTGGTACATCTGCAGGTTTTCCCCCGCCGTGTTCGGAAACTTCAAGCCGTTAATGGCTGTTCCGGTAACACCAGACTGGCGACGGAAGATTTTGCCGGGGAAAATATCCATGTTCTGTCCCGGTACGAGACTAGCTTCATCCACGTCAAAAACAAGGTTGCCAGCAAGAGCCAAGTTGTCGATAGCCATGCGAACATGACCGTTCATCAACTTCTGAGCATCTTCCATATTTTCCGCTACACCAACGCCCCAAAGCTGATAAGGATTAACTTCGTAAGGGAACACTTGGAACGGAATACGGGCTGGTGTGAACGGGTTTAGGACACAGCGAATAACCATGTTTCCGCAAACCCAGACATTAACCTGTAGTTCGTCGAACTCTGACATCTCGTCAGCTTCAGGAAGACCTGCTTCGTAGGCCATCTTGGAATCCAAGACACCCCAATACTCTAGAACCTCGTAACGGTTACCCTGATAATAGGGTTCTGTTTCATCTTCGCGAATAGTGTCTTCGTAATACTTGTCCTCGTAATTAGGACCTTTGGCAAGACACTCTTCAACAGCCTCTGAAATAAAGTGAGGACGCTTTATAAGCGCACGAAGCTGTTGGCGATTCATGCGGTGACGTTGAATAACATATTCGCAGTCTTCGATGCTAGTAGCAGATGGGTCAGGGTGGAAATCCCACACAGACACCATTTCAATCCGTGGAACGGTCTTTTCTTCTGGGTTGTAAAAGCGTTCGCCGTTTTCGTCGCGTTCCCATTTGTGAACACGCTTGAAGAAATTAAAGGGACCTTTTACGATACCCGTACCCAAAAGGGCCGATTCAAACACAGCGTTACGCATAACGTTGACTGCGTTCGTGTCGGTTAGCTGGTCGTGAATAACTTTTTCCATTCGAAGGGCTGCTTCTTGGGCAGGGCTAATCTGAGGTTCGCCCATCCGTGCCGGACCCGCTGCCAAGGGAATACCCTCGTACTTCTTCTGAAGGCCACCAAGAAAGTCGCCGCCCGGTTTTGCTTGCAATGCACCCGGAGCCAGTTCGCGACCATCACCTTTAAACCCATAGGGGTCTTGAGGTTGCATCTGGTCCAAAGGGGTTTCCATGTGAGCAAACTCCGCGATACCTTCTGGTACGGGAGTGGCTTCCACAACAAGAGGAAACTTCTTGTTTGCGAACAGGATGTCGATGATTTGACCAAACGCTGCAAGAACCTTTGTCTTGGTAATACGAACAAAGACCTTCGACCGTTCTGAATCACGGTATTGGGTCGTTGAATCGTAGATACCCCTGAAGTTCTTGTAGGCTTGGAGCCAACGCTGTTCGTGGGCGTATCGCCCGTTCTCAGCATCTTCGAACCGTGACTTTACATACGCAGCCAGCCCCGGCATTTGCTCTTCTGGGGCGTGAACCGAAACAGTAGTGTCGTCGGCTGGTTGGAGAAAGTTATCTTCTGACATCTGATTTTAGTAGTCGCGTTCTTCAGCCATTTTCATAACTGAGGGGTCCACTGCCGTTTTAGTCATTTTCTTCGGCATGTCCTCAGTCAGAACGCCTTGCTTTGCCATTGTGTTGAACTCAAGACCTTCACGATACAGCTTGGCTGCACCACCTTGGTCGTCAATTGACGTTTTGTCGGAGTTCATAATGTAAGCGGCACCCATCTTATCCATGGTACTCTCCTTATCTAGATAAAAAGCCTTCGTCTCTTACAGGGGCGGCTTCAGGAACCCTGCTTGGTTCTGGGATAAATCCCGTATCTTCTCTGGCAATACGTGCCATGTCTGTTCGTGACGTTCCCTGCTCTACTTCGGGGGCTGGGATGAAGTCTTGTCCGGCGTAGGGGCCAGCGGGTTCGAGGGGCTGGTCTTCTGGGCGGAGTTCGCCGGAAGCTAGTTCGCTAGGAGCGAGCATCATCGGAACTGCAGCGGCGGGGGCAGCAGCAAGACCCAAAGCCCGTGCGCCTACCTCCATACCAACTTCTGCAGCAAACGCAGCAGGTTCTTGAACCGCTTGGCGAACCGTTTCTATAGCTAATGCGCCACCTACTACCTTGAGAGTTTTCTTGCCAAAGTTATTAATCAAATTATTGAAGTCGATACCATTACGGTCTAAGAAACCTTTTGTAGTGTCGGATAAGTCATCAAATGTCTTTGGTTCGGGGGATGTGCTGGTTGGTTTTGAAACAGGAACCTCTTCGCGAACCGGAAGGTCAAAATAACCTTCGTATCCTGCGGTTTGGGTCGTGATGCGAGTTTCTGGCATCGGGATTTTGGATTGGATATCAAAACCGGCTTCTGCTGCAGATTTGCCATAAAACGATGACACTTGTGAAGAGAACTCTCTATCTACATCAGATACCTCTCCCGGAAATGCTTTTTGATAACCCGCCAGTTCTCCTGTAGAACCTTTTGATGCAGCCTTTAAACTACGTCCTTGTAGATATGCTGTTCGTTCTTGAGGTATACCTAGAGATAAAGCAACAGATGAATGTACATTACGAAGAAGAGGAGAGCCTGTTTTGCCCGGCCCATTTTCTGGATGAAGAGAGTCGTAAAACTTTTTGGTGGATTGGTCGTACATTATCTGAGGGACTTTTACAGTTCTCAGTATTTTATTTATGTCATCTGTTTTAACTTGTGCGCCTGTTGACTTAGTAAAAAACCTGTCTCCGGGTTTTTTGCCCTGTAGCAATTCTTGCAAAATAGAATCAGCAACGGGATTTAAAGGTATATTAACCGCACGACCTTTAGCACCCTGCACATCAGCTTCGATGTAAACTGCTCCGGTGTCTGGAAAATACTTATCTAAAGTAAGATTTAATACAGCATTAGGTCGCAGACCCGTATTTAAATTGAACAGAATAGCCAATGCTGCAGGTCTAGTTTCAGGGTTATCTAAAAATTGGGACACCCCTTCAAACAGTCTTGCTTGTTTTTTAGGGTCAGAACTAATTGCTATTTGGGCTTCTGATTTGGGTGGTTCTGCTCTACCAAAGATACGTTTGTTTAAGGCTGTATCGGGCTTCTCATCAGGTAGCAACTTGTATTCTGGTGTATCAGGACCTGTTTTTTCTTTAAGAAGAATGCCTACCTGTCTGAGATTCTGCATCGCAGCCTTGATAGGCGCATTTTCGTCAAGGCTGGTAAATGTTTTAGATAAAAGAGTGCGACCTTCGGCATCTTTTTCAAACAATCGTAAAGCTGAACCGGGTTCATCAGCTATTTCTTTAAAATACTGGATAGTAGGCCCAACAAAGTCTTTACGCTTAGATTTTTCAGCGTAAGCTTGGGCAACTTCACGGAGAGTAGCGGTTTTGGGGTCGAGGTCAGCCACGGGTTTCTTTGATTCACCTTTAAATTTAAGAGGACTAAGAGGGTCTTTATCTGTTAAACGATTAATATAAATGTCTTCGTCGTCTACATTAATCCACTTAGCAAGTTTTGGGTCTTGCTTAGATGTAGCTTTATACATATAGCCTGCTGTAGCTTCTTGACTATATAGCCGTAAGATTTCTTCTTTTGAAACGCCTCTACTAGAAGGTCTTAACTCATCGCCTTGATAAATATCATAGACATCGCCACGCTTCCTTATTTCTTGAATATTACCCTTTGTTTGCTTGCCACCAGACCCTTTTTCATTTTTCATAAACCCAATAACAATAAAAGGTTTATCTAAGTCGGCTTCTGTTATAGGCTTACTGGCAAGACTATTTTCTTTTACAAACTTTATATCGTCGTTTGCCATAGGTTAATATCCAAAGGTAGCATCATAAGGTTTAAAGGTCTGGTCCTTTATCCCCTGAAGCGTTTTATGTATAGATTGATAACCAGATGTTCGCGTCATAACCATATATCGCAACGCATCATAGGCATGGTCCTCTGCTCGCGTGTCTACATCTTCGCTGTTAGTTTTGGAGAGTGGAATGCCTGATAGCTGTGCAATGATATGCTTACAAGTGGAAAAAATCCGCATACGGGGTTCTTTGGAGTACGGGTCGTCAGCAAGCCGCCTGTGTAGTTCCATTTTTCCTTGAAGACGGTTGCGGTCTGAGGGAGTCCACCTAACCCCGGACCTCATCATAGTTTCTGCGATAGAAGGTCCGAATCCGGTTTTGTTCCAGCAGGAAGAGTCCAAGACCGTGTAGTGTGGTGTAGGGTCTAACTCTTCACATTCTAATATTTTATCAGCTAATTGTTCTGCTGTCAAGTGTTTTACGTATAATTCGCGATAAACCCAAATATTGTTATCCCAGTCAATAGCACCCCACAGAACACACGACGGCGACGAGTAGCCGTAGTCGGCGGCTCGTATGCGGGGCCAGTTCGTGGGAAGGTCAAAATGTTCGACCACATGTCGTGTCCTCGAAAACTCTGGGAAGGCCGCTCCCTCTGCCACATCCCAATCCCCTTCGAGAAGTCGTCTACGCTCGACTTCTGGGAGTGACCGAAGCATGGCCTCGTACTGACCATCTGCCATCAGGAAGGGGTTATCTGTCAGCCGTGCTGGGATAAACTTGCGGTAGAACAGAGGCTGACCTGCTTTTGGGTGATTTTCAGGCCACACGAAAGTACGGCCTGTCTCTAGGTCCTTGGCCCCGAACGCCTTGTTGGGTTCATGGGCATCAATGTACATTTTCTTAACCCACCAGCCGCCAACACCACCGGGGTTCGCTGTGCAGCGCATGGTCAGGTTTGTCTGTAACTCAGGGTCTGTAGAACGTAGACGGGAACGAAGATAGTCCCAAACGTAACTCGTTGGGTATTGGGTTATTTCATCTATGCCAATCCAGTTGAACGCCTGTCCCTGAAAACGGGTAACGTCTTTGTCCCTGTCGAGATAGGTGAACCACATGGTTGCACCAGACGGGAACACCCACGTTGACTTTGACTCACGGAAGATGGCTCCGGGAAAAGCCTTGGGGTATAGCTGCTTCGACTTGTCGATGAGTTCGGTTAGCTCGTCTAACGTGCGGCGGAGAAGAAGTCCACGATGATTAGCATTGTGACAATAGCGTAGGGGGTCAGCAAGTAGAGCAAACGACTTGCCTCCGCCAGCGGCTCCCCCATAGAGTACATCTTGTTCAGGGGCAGAAAGGAAATCTTCTTGAGGCCCCTCGTTAGGTTTGAATATAATAGGCGTGTCATCAATTAGGTCCGTTACGGCTTTGGGTAGTACGTCTAAATCACCAGCGTCTATAACGCGGGTCTTGTTGCCGTTCATGGCGTTTTCAATGTTCTTGGCAGCGGTAGTCAGGTCCTTGACCTTTTTGCGCTTGCGAGCAACACGGGTTTCTTCTCGCTGTTGTTGCTTCTTTGCATTCCGCAACTTCATCTGTACGGAACGCCGCGCACGTTCCCTGTCACTTATATTGTGCGTGGTTTTTGATTCACCGGGTCTTTTCTTAGGTCTTCCGACCTTGCCTAAGTCTTCTGGGTTCGGGGGGACTAGAACTCTTTTGCGTGGGGCCACTGTATACCTATGGCTTTTCTGAACTGGCTGATGCTGAACGCCCACGGCTTTCTTTTTTGTTTGCTTTGTCCCACATTTTTAATCCAGCAGCAATATCATCTTTATCATCTCCATATACACGAGAAAGATGATTATAAGCTTGTTCTCTACTCATTTTAGTAAAATCAGTAAAGAAGTCTTTTGTGGCCTGATATGCAGATTCCATGACCTTAATCCTTATTGCCCATTGCTTTGCGACCACGGCAAGAAGACATCTTCTTCACACCGCCCTTTTTGGTGCCGTATGCGTAGCCGCGAACTTTGCCGCCCTTGGCTAGTGCGCCTTCTTTATTTTGACCGCCCATATTTTCTACTTCTTTAGTAGTAGCACTGTTAAAGCGACGAACACGTTCTTTAATAAACTTATTTCTAGCTATACTGCCCATGCTGCCTAGCTTTGTGCGCTCTGCTTTTTTTTGTTCAGGACTCAAGGTTTTTATAAATGCCTTGTATTGTTCCATTACATCTTCTGACGGAGGCTTCATACCCTTGCTACTGTTTAATAGCTGGTCTCCAATGTTGTCAAACATTCCCATAGTCTCGTTCCTTCTCTATATAGTATAGTTGGCTTTCCTGCCGCGAACCATGCCACCAAAGGCTTTACCGTATCGTTCACGAACCGTTTTGGTTTGCAGTACCTTGTACCGCTCATATTCTTTATTCGTTAAGTTGCTGACGTTTTCCATCGCAATCTTTAATATTTCTTTATCACTCCGCATCGATAACCACTTCTTTCTTGGGTGGCAACAGGACAACCCCGTGGATTGCCTGTACGTTGTGGTTCATTGTTTCTTGTTTGGCTATGCCGACGCGGTTCAGGATACTTTCCGCTGCTTTCATCCGCAGTTCGTCCCCGCGTTCGATATCAGGGGCCGTTACGAGGCTTGCCAACTTGTTCGCGGCTGACAAGGAGTGGCCCGCTAACATGACTTTGGTACGCTCTATAATCTCATCAGCCAACCGTTCCTTGAGCCACGTAACTGACTTAGGGGAATATCCCACGAGTTCGGCAGCAACGGTCATATTGCCGTTGTTTTCGAACAGAGCGTCTAGGAACTGCTCCTGCTTTTCAGTTAGGGCAGCTTTTTTATTCGTTTGGGGTAGTAAATTCATGGGGATTTACGTTGGTGTACCTTTTGTATTTGTACACTTCCATTTTATGTTTAGTTCGAACAGGTTTGCACCCGTGGCGAACTCTGCCATTTCGTCAACACGACGCATACAGTCAGGTTTACTGGCGTAGGGACCTCGTGTGTCGCTCAACTCAACACATTCTTGGGGTGCTGCAGCTAAACATATTAGTAAGACAGCTTCGAACATGGTGTTCTCCCGCGAACATGTGGCATACCCCTGTATTATGGTGGGTTTTGGAACCGGTGTCAACCCGTTTTTCACGTGGTTTACTAAAAAATAACCAAAAATGAAAAAAAGGTGTTGACAAATGCGGAAAATGACGCTACCATAGGACCTAGTCCTGCCGGGGTAAACCCTATACACACCCAAGCCCCCCGGTTTCCCCCCAATGGTTCGCAAAGTTACATGAATGGTCCCCCTGTTGGTTCGCCCAGCGGGGGGTTTTTCTTTGGGGCAACTCCGGTTCCCCCAGAGGTTCGCAAATTAACCATATCGATAACCTAAAAAGTAGAAAAAATATGTCGGGTTTGCATAGCAAATGCAGGGGGGGTGGGGTGACCCTTGCGTACCCGCGCACGAGCCATATTTTTATCTTGTTTGTCTCAATCACCGATACCCTAACCCCGCGAACATAAGCCAAACCCCGCGAACACATGGGAAACCCCATAGCGAACCCGCGCCCGCCCGCGCCCGTGTAGTTGATTTGTCATGCTTGTTTGTTGTGGGGTGGGCTGTCGGTCTGGTAAATGATAGCAATCTCGCTGCAATTCCAAACCCAAAACCCCAAGGGATTACCGCCGGTTATCCCCTTTTAATATAACCGGCATAAAAAAACCCCCCCGCCGACTAGGGCAAGGGGGGCAAGGCTGGAGCGGGTAAGGGAGGAAACAACCCCGCCCCATGGGTTCGCAAAGTTACGCAGGGATACGGTAAATCTTCATGTATCTGCCTGCTTGACGGCTGCCAAGGTGGTGAATCTGGACTGTGTAACCGTTCTTTTTCAAGGTGGTTAGCATTGCGTAAATGCTCTGTTTCTTACACTCAAGGTTACCAGCAAGCACCGGCACCGATTGATACCCGCGCTTTAGTTCCGCAACAAGCCGGTGATGCCGCGCTGCCATCCTATGCCAGTTGTTCGCGGGCTTTGCTGGCTGTTCGCGGCTGGTATCTTCCCCGCTGCGGTCTTCAAATATCCGCAACAGTTTTTCGGCCTTTTCCTTTTCGCGCTTGGCATAACTGGCTTCTAGTTCGGCAACGTAACCGCGCCAGATGCGGGTTGCCTCTTCTGTGGCCTTTTCCCGCTCATCGGCACGAATAGCAGACTCAGCGTCAACAAGGTCATTAGCAAGTGATGCACGGATTGTTTCAATTGATTTGGTCATTTTGTGGTTCTTTCTGCCCCTCGGGGCGTTGGTTGGTTTAAGCAATAAAGACCGCATATATTATAGAGATTATCAACAGTACGGTCAGGCTGCGATAAATTACATAAAGGGCTTCCATGGTTCATATCCCAAACAAGATGCAAACAAGCATCACGATTTCAAGCAACGTCATGCTGCCACCGACAACCAAGCGTCACTATTCAAGACGCTGGCAACCTGTTCATTTCGCTTGCGCTGCACATCATAGACCTTGGCCGTTTTCTTGCCGGTCTGGTATTCCTTGCCGGTTTCAAGATTGGTGACGGTCTCATTCGTATGAGTTGCCCAGTGGGTTAGGGCATTATAGGCCGCCCACATTGTCCCGCCCAGTTCGGGCTTTTCCTTGTCGAACATGTAAAGAAGAGCGTTCATTAGGCGTTCGTTGACACCCTCAAGAACACCGGCTTTTACTGCTCGCCCAGTCTTTGCACAAATGGTTTCTTTCAGGATGTTCGCGAATTGCTCATCAGACAGCCGCGAACCCTGCCAAGCCCGCATTTGTTCGCGCTGGCTTGTCCACATATCAAGAGAGACGCCCGCCTTGGTTATCATGGCTTCAACACTCAGATTCTTGGTATGCTTTGCTTTTTGTTGATAGGATTTTTCCCCGCCGAAAACCAAGGTATTGCGGCACAAGTCACGATATGCGCCGCTGAATATCTGAAAACACCAAGATTTATCAACACTGTTAAAAATATCCATGCGGCACCTTACAAGGTCGCTGCTATCCCCTACGGTCGTTTGCAGGTCGTTAAAGTGAATAGTGCGATGCGCTCGAAGCCCGCCTTCATAGAGCCGGTCAACAACGGAAACATCACCAAGCGGCAAATCTGATTCGCCTAGTAAATGCGCCTGTTTTGCAAATAGCCGGTCGTGGGGTTCCAGTCTATAAGAGCGGCCTATTGGGGCAACGTCCAAAACATCACCGGTCGCCTTATTTTGTAAAGCCGAATAGTTCGGCATGGCGACAGGTTCCTCAATCATGGTCGAACCCTCAACAGTCTGGCGTAAAGCTTCAATGGGGATTTTGCGAACCGCTCCAAGCTGGTTGAACAAATCGACGTTTGCAGGGTCGTTATGTTCAAACGTATAGGTGCCGCTACCGCGATTAACAAATCCGGTCGGGCTTTCATTAGGTACTAAATCAAACATGGTTGGTTATTCCTTCTATTGGTTGTTGGCATGGTATTTGCTACCAGCCTTGATTTGTTTATGCCACCGCCCGCCGAATCGGTCAACAATAAAAATAGATAAATAAAATGGATGCCGCCCCGCGACTCGCGACACCCTTTGCTAATACCGCACCCAGTCCCCCCGAACCACCAAGAACACTGCAGGTAACATACTAGCCCCAAGAAAAAGTTTAGCGTGGTTGATTTGTCATTTGACCGCTTCAACAATTTGGGTAACACCATTGCCCTTTGTATAGCAAAGCAGGCAATCGCGGCATTTTTGCCCAGTGCAGTTCTGTTCAATCCCTTTAAAATGCTTTTCTACATTGTTAAAAGTTCGGTCGAAAAACTCAGGCACGTTATCCATGACGCGATTGATTGTTGGGTTGCTGTAAATCAATATCATATTTTCAGGCTTTCTATTATGCCGGTAGTATTTCTGGACAATATCTTTTCGTTTAGTCCAAAGCGCAAAAGTACAATGCGGATTATATTCGGCAATGCGGTTTAAGTTTTCTAGATGCGTTTCATTTATTAATTCCCCATGGGCGGAAAAACGGAAAAAGGCATCTAGAATATTTGGCAACATATGGGCGGGGATTATTCCGCCTGATAAAATGTCGCTGTTATGCTGCCAAGCTGGCGCACAGTTTTTCCGCAACCCTTGCAACATTTCCATTGAATAGCATTTAGTGCAGATTAAATCTGTTTTGCCGCTGCTATACATCTTCTTGCAAAAATCATTTGTTAGCGTGTTAGTGCTGATTGCGTGAAAGCCTGCAAGCTTGCCGGTCATCTTGGATATTTTTAAAACTGAATGGTTCATCGGTTCGGGTTCCTTCGTTTGGTTAATTGATTACCTACCATTAAGGATAGTAACCGGCATGGTCAAGCCCTTTTATTTGCTGCCCCTGTTTTTTTAGATAGCATTTCGGACAGGACAGCCCCGCCAGTTCGCGAACCATCGCCGGTTCCCCGCAATCATCGCAACGATACGCAGGGTTTAGCGTGGTTGGTTTGTCACGTTTTAGCGTGGGCGATTTGTCAAAAGTTTGGCGTGTAGTGTTTGTCATCGTTCAAGGCTCGCTTTAATGTGGCTAATTTGTCACGTTCTGCGTTTGTCACCGGTTCGCGGTTCCACTCTTTGTCACGGATTTGTCTTCTTAGCGTGAAGTATTTGTCAGCCGTGTTTGTCAGGCGTGGGTCATTTGCCGCGTTGGGGTATCGTGGCGTGATTGCGCTTGTCGAAACATATGCTAATGTGTGGCGGCACTCCCAAGCGGTTCTCATCTTCTGCCTCATATATAACTATAATTAAACTCAGCGTCTAAGCCATGCCATGCTTGTTCGTAGGCATAATCCCAGTTGCTATGATAACCAGTCTCAACATCGTGGTCTGCTTGTCTCTTAGCCCAGTGGTCTAGGCTAGGTTCGTGGTTGAGGGGCAATTCTTCTTGAAATCCGATTGTCATATGTACTTACTCCAGTAGTTGTCCCAAGCTTCACGCAACATATCAGCATATTCTCTGTCGTTGTGCAAGCCCAAGAAATCGCGGTGCGGTTCCATCTCTTGCATGAACTCCCCAAAGAACTCGCAGTTGCCTATCTTACTATTGGCAAGATACCAGAAGTCTTCTTCTAGCTGCATTGCCCAAGCCTTTACTTTACCCATGTTTTTTCCTTTCGGGTTGAAATACACGAATTTTTGAAATGCCTTCATATACTTCATCTAATTCTTTCCTGATACGCAACGCCGTTTCATACACCTCACCACCGTTACCGTCTTGGTTAGGTAAAAGACCAGCGTTACCGTAATCTATGATGTACTTTAAGATAAGTGAAATGTCGCTCATTTAGAAATCCTCGACTTGTGTCTTGGCCTCTTCGAACTTGCAACGTGTCGTGTAGTAAGCCATCAGCATTGCAGCAAACTCAGGGAATGTTTCCCAATCAGGTCTGCCGTGTGTATCAAATATGTAATCAATTTCAGTGTCAAGTGGCACCAGTATGGCGTTGACTTGTTCCTTTGGTAGGTTAAGCGTTATCATCTGTCGTCTCCATCGTAACCATGAAATTTAATGTATTCACGCACCTTATCTCTTGCGTCCTTAACGTGACCATATATGTCATCTAACATGCTGTCAACTATGTCGGCATCTTCTAAGATTTTAGCTACCTCATTTAAGAACAGCATCATGTCCAAGCTGGTAAATTCAGATAGAACGTGTAGGTCACCTTCCCCATCACAAACATCACACTTACCATAGGTGCTAGTTATCCAGCCACCGTTCGCAAAGTCTGTGACCGGTTTGTCGTATTCGGCAATGCCGTCACCATCACAGGCGAGACAGGTTCTAGTCACCGAATGTCTGGTAGTATAGGTCATTGTAAAGTTCCCTTCCTAACTCAATTAATCTTTCTTGGTCTTGCTGCAACCAACTAACGAAATGTTCAGCGGCACAATCAACAGGGCGAATCGCGTGTTCAAAATCGTAAGCTAAGTGTCGCTCACATGCAACTAGGTAGTTTTTGAATGACGGTTTCTGTTTGCGATAACCCTCGCTATCCCAGTCAAACGGCTTTCCATCTGCGTCCAAGACGTTACCATCCTTGTCTGCCCACAAATCGTAATCAAAGCAATCACCAATAACATCATTCCAGAACCAATCTAGAGTTGCTTCTCCGAAAGCTTCTTCACGTTCTGTCTCAAAAACAAAGGTCGGCTCACCAGATGTAAACTCATCGTAGTTGTCTTTGTGGTGCTTGTCGAAGAAATCCGCCATGACAGGTCTGCAAAGTTCAGCTATCTTTTTATCGTGAAAGATTGCCCAGACATCTCGTTCATCATCTAGCTTGTTGTGCATCGCTTCATCCCAGCCTAATAGGTCGGGACAACCGTTGCTATTAAATTCAGGAACAACGGCATTGTAATATTCAATTCCAGCTACAATCTTAGTCATCTTTTTTCTCCCAATCACTAAGGCTTCCATGTTCCACCGCCCAAAGAACTTCGGCATCGTACCCATCGACTAGGGCTACTGCCTCTACCAGTGCTTTTATCTCAGCTTCATCAAAACCGTCAGCCTCGACAATCACTTCACGTTCAGTAGTAACGCGAACACGAACCTTATAACTACCTCTATTGCTCATAATATCTTCCCTGCCAATCTTTTATCTTGAACTTGTATGCCATAGCTTTCTTGCGACTGCAAACAATAATTCCACCAATCCAGACTTCGTTGTCTGCAACCTTCACGCGGCGCAGTCTTTCACCGTGTATCTTGTCGGCTGCATCTAGGGCAAACGAACTGGATGGATAGGGGTTGCTGACACTTGGTCGGGTGAACGGATGTTGGATTACATACCATGAAGGATTAGCCATTCGCTATCTCCTTTGCCCATATAACTTGGGTGTTTTCTCCACCCACCAAGCCTTGCATTTCTATCTGTGCCAATATCCATGCCTCGTACTCTGTGTTAGCGTGGACAATAACTTCACGAGTTGTCGTTGCTTCTACCTTAACTTCCCAAGTTCGTTTAGTCACGGCTCATCTCCAATCCCATCAGGTTCATAACGTCAATCGTTAGCTGGTCAATCAACTCATAGACATCGTTGACATCCCAATACTCGAACGGTTGCCAGTGGTTGTCACTGAGAAAGTTATCTAGCTTTTCCTCGTTCCATGTATCCCAATCGCTGGGTAGTGGGGTGGCTAGAAAGTTTGCAGACATACGAGCAAATATCTCTGTGTGTTTAGCTGCATATTCTGCGTGGGTTAGTTTTGTAGCCATCGGTTTCCTCCTACTCTTCAATCAGGGATTGGGCAAGACGATGATAAGCATCATCCATCTTAACGATATCATCGAACGTGGGATGGCAAAGTTCGCGATAGCTACATTGCAACTCATGCCACGCATTCTGTACTTCTTTCAAAGCCCCCTTTTGTTTTGGGGAAAGCTTCTTCCAAATTTCGAGGCGATTTTCTCTGGTTAGTTCCCATTCAGTCTTCTGTTTTCTAGCCATTTCATTTCTCCATCGGCTGTTGATATATAACCAATATCGGAAACAAAAAGGGGTGTCAACAAAAAAAAACGAGGCCAGAAATAAATCTGACCTCGCTTCCCAACCAACCAAGGAAACAAAGGGTAACCACTCCCCCTGTTCAACCTTACTACTAAACTACTTCGTAAGGTGTCCCTAGTTTTACCAAGACTTGACGGTTCTTGTCAAGCCACTTTTTACAATCATTTTCACTTTTTCCCACGAACACGGAAATGTCCAGTAAGTAATCTACACAATCTTTTTTCTTCACCAGTTCGCGGTCAGTCTCTCCGATTCGAACAGATGAGACAGGTGCATTGACAATCCACGAACCGTCTTTGCGTTGCCATACTTCGATGGTAGGTTTCTTAGTCTGTAGAGATGTTTGGGTCATTATCTTCATCCAATGCTTCAACGTAAAGTTCAATTGCGTCACGAATTAAATCACCTGCACTGACTTGCTCCAAGCTTTTCTTTTGCAATCGTGCAGCGTGTCCTGCTACTTTTTCATATTGTTCAACAGACATCAACAAACTATATGTCTTTGTCGGTTCAGGTATCTTTGCTGGTCTTCCCATCAATAAGTTCCTTCTTTGCTAGTTTATCTAATTTAGATTTCTTTTTATTCGGAATAGTTTTATTCTTATATTTACTATCTCCTAATAGTTTAGCTATAGGGTTTATTTTAATTATTTTATTCATAATAGGTTTACCTGTATGGTTACTGTTCATAATGCGTATCACGGCTGTCAAGTGTTCGTCAACTAAAAAAATGCTATTGACACGATTTTTATTGTGGGGTATTTGTCAGGGCATAGGAGAAGCCCATGACAGCTTGGTTGAAAGATTATGTGAACGGTTTGTCAATAGCATCGGAAGGTCGTCTGCGGATGGACTGCCCAGCTTGCGGCAAGAAGAATACGTTTAGTGTTTCGGATACAAATGGTGAACGCCTATGGTTTTGCTTTCATGCAGACTGCGGGGTTCGCGGGCGTACTGGTTTTAGAATCAGAAGTGACACACCATACCATCCCCTGTTGCGAAAGACAACACCAGTTCGCGAACCACTTTGCGAACCGGAGTTCCAGCTTCCCGATACTATTGTCCCTGTGTCGCGCAGTGAAGAAGCCGTGCGATATTTGAAACAGGTCAATGCCTATGATGCGTACCTTGCGGGGCGTGTCGATATTCGTTATGACTTCAGAATGAACCGTGTTGTTTACCTGATTAAAGATGGTAGACGAACCGTTGATGCTGCTGGTCGTAGTTTAGTTAATGCCAAACCAAAATGGTGGAGATATGGAAAATCAGGTAATCCTTTCGTCTGCGGAACTAACCGTGTCGGTGTTGTTCTGGAAGACTGTGCTAGTGCTTGCAGTGTATCTAGTTTTCTTTCGGGGGTAGCCCTCTTGGGAACCAACTTACAGGATAGCCACTTGTCAACCTTGAGACGTTATGATAGATTGCTCGTTGCATTAGACAAGGACGCTACAAAGAAAGCCCTCGAAATGGTTCGCAGAATGCAGGCCATAAGGCCAACAAGTTTAGTTGTTTTAAACAAAGATGTGAAAGACATGACAGATGATGAACGAATCACAACCTTCAAGAAATACCTCTATTGAACTACAGGTTCTGGGGTTTCTTTTAAATAACAATTTCTACAACAGGGTAAAGAACATTGTCACTCGTGATATGTTCGAGGGACGGTATGCCACCCTGTTCGATACAATTACCTATGCCCACAAGAATTACGGAACGAACCTATCTCGTGACCAGTTGGATTCCCTGTTCATGGACAGGAACCCTGCAATGCCTAACAGCGCAAAGCAAGAAGTGTTTGATATCATTACACAACTTAGCGAACACGTTAGTGAAGCAGGTGACCTAGAGTTAGACGTGACCAAGAACTTCTGGGTTCGTGACCGTGCAAGGCAGATTGGTGAGAAGGCTATTGCCATCTTCACTGGTGAGTCCGAACACTTTGGTGAACTCAAGACCCTTATTGATATGGTCGAAGATGGTCGCATGTCCGACAAGACAACCTACAGTGAAATGGACAAAGACTTTGTTCAGCTAATGGAAGAAGAAGTTGGCGAACCAGACTTTCCATTCACTTGGGATTTAATGAGCGAACACCTTGGCGGTATGGACAGAGGTAACCTTGGAATTATATTTGCCCGCCCCGAAGTGGGTAAGACAACCTTCTGTGCCTTTGTTGCAGCTAGTTACGTCAAGCAAAAACATAAGGTAGTCTATTGGGCGAACGAGGAACCGGCAGAAAAGATTAAGCTAAGAATTATCCAAAGTTTCTTTGGCTTGACACGAGAGGAAATGTCTGCGGGTGCGGATGCCTTGTCCCATCGTTACGCAGAAGAGATTGCACCATATCTTACCGTGATGGATTCGGTTGGCACATCGATGGAAGAACTGAACGAGTACGCCCAGCTAAACGAACCGGATGTAATGTTCTGTGACCAGTTAGACAAGTTCAAGGTATCTGGTGAGTTCAACCGTGGGGATGAACGCCTAAAGGAAACATATGTCGTGGCTCGTGAGATTGCCAAGCGCAACAAACTACTGGTGTGGTCAGTTAGTCAGGCAAGCTTTGAGGCACATGACAGGCAGTTCATCGACTATGCTATGCTAGACGGTTCGCGAACCGGCAAGGCTGGTGAGGCAGATGTAATCATCGGTATCGGCAAGACCGGTACGTCAGAAGAAGAGAACACCACACGGCACATCTGCATTTCAAAGAACAAACTCAATGGTTGGCACGGTATGTTTACTAGCCACATTGATGTGCAGCGGGGGGTATATTACTAATGAATGTCTTGACCTTCGACGTGGAAACAACCCACAAACCCAAAGCCAATGGTTCGACAACTGCCTTGCCATACTTCGGAAACTCTTTAGTTTCAAATGGTTACAAGTGGTTGGGTGAGCCACACGTTCACTATCACTGTTATTACCACAGTGTTCGCGAACCACATGAGTTCGCTTTCGAATTGTTCCAAGCTGCTCTTGACAAAGCCGACGTGGTTGTGGGACAAAACATAAAGTTTGATTTATCTTGGATTCGCGATTGCGGGTTCGTTTATGAGGGACATGTATATGATACAATGGTTGCAGAATATATTCTTGCCCGCTCCCAGAGGTGGCCTCTTTCACTTGCTGCTCTTGCAGAAAAGTATAGTGATGTGCAAAAAGAGAAAGACCTCGTTGCGCCGTATTTTAAGGAAGGCAAGACCTTCTACGACATACCTTGGGAAATAATAGAAACGTATGGAAAGGCTGATGTCATTTCCACAGAGCAAGTAGCCCTTGCACAACTCGAAGCCTTTGGCACTACATTTGAGGAACTATTCAATGAACAACCAAACACTCTTGCCCACTTTGCGTCTGTCGCTTGAGATGACAGATGTGCTGTCCCGTATCGAACGGAACGGCATCAAGATTAATAGACAAACATTGTCTGACATTCGCCGCGAATACGAGGATGAACTGTTTACCCTCGAACGGCGGCTACAAGAACTGGCTGCGGAAGCTATGGGTGACACCCCCATCAACCTTGACAGTCCAGATGACCGTTCCAAGCTGTTCTATTCCTGTAAGGTAAAGGACAAGTCCCGCTGGGCTGGTCTGTTTAACTTGGGTCACGAAATTCGCGGTGCAGGACGCAAACCAAAACGCCGCACACGGATGAGCCGTGCCGACTTCAAACGCAACGTTGTGAACGAGACGGATGTACTGTTCAAGACCCGTGGTAGTCAATGTGCCGATTGCGGGGGCGTGGGGCGTTATACAGCCCGCAAGAAGGACGGAACGCTAGGTAAGGCTATCAGAATCTGTAAGCCCTGTCAGGGGGCTGGTGTGCGCTATACATCGACAGGTCAAGTTGCGGGGTTCAAGTTAGTTCCTCGTGACCCCTACGATGTGGCTGCTGCCGGTTTCAAAACAGATAAGGAAACTTTGGAAAGTATGTTCACATCCCTGCGGGGTGAGGCTCGTGAGTTCGCAGAAGCTTACATCCGGTACAGTGCTGTTCGAACTTACCTTCGTTCGTTTGTCGAGGGTATGGAAAACAACATGGATGGTGAGGGGTTTATCCACACGGAGTTCATGCAATGTGTTACGGCAACAGGTCGTCTATCGTCTCGCAACCCGAACTTCCAGAACATGCCACGAGGTACTACCTTTATTATCAGGCGGGCTGTTGAAAGCCGGTTCGAGGGTGGGTCAATCCTCGAAGGTGACTACGCCCAGCTAGAGTTTAGAGTGGCTGGTTTCCTTGCGGATGATGAGGGCATCAAGACTGATGTGGATGCCGGAACAGATGTGCATAGCTATACTGCCAGTGTCATAGGGTGTTCGCGGCAAGATGCCAAGGCTCACACCTTCAAGCCACTCTATGGTGGTGTGTCGGGTACAGATGACCAGAAACGATATTACAATGCGTTCAAGGAAAAGTATAACAATGTTACCAAGTGGCATGAGTTCCTTCAGAAACATGCCGTAACAAAGAAGTACATCCAGCTTCCTTCGGGCAGGCAATACGCTTTTCCTCATGCAAGGTGGACTGATTGGGGTGCAGCAACAGACCGGACTGCAATCTGCAACTATCCTGTTCAGGGGTTTGCAACTGCTGACCTTCTGCCTATGTCCTTGATTATGCTGGACAAACGAGTTCGCGAACTGAACTTGCGTTCGGTTATCTGCAACACGGTTCACGATTCCATCGTCATGGATGTGTATCCCAGCGAGGAAAAAAAATGTATTGACGTGATGGCTGAATGTATGTTAGCTATCCCGTTGGAATCAAAGAATAGGTATGGGATTACCTATGATATGCCAGTTGGTATCGAACTAAAAATGGGTAAAAACTGGCTTGACTTGGAAGAAGTACTTACTGTATAATCCCTTTACGCTTAACGCTCATCTAAGGAGAAACAACATGAGCAATGAACTACAAATGTTGAATGATGAAATGAACACCTTCCTGACTGCATTCGAGTCAGGTAACGAAGAAGCCCTCATGGAAATGAGTGGACAGGCTGACCCAAACAACAAGCCGAAGATTGGTCTGCCTAGACTAAATATTAATTACGATACAGAGACAGATGATGGCACATTGCTAAGACGCGGTGCATGGCGCATCTGGAACGGTTCTGCACCTGTATATGCAGACAAGGTTTTTGTACGTCCCTTGCTGCGAACCTTCGAGTGGTCAGTGTGGAATCAAGAAGAAGGTAAGTTTTCTTGCAAGTCTGTGCAGAAGCGCAAACTAGCTGGGGACTTTCCTGACACACTAGGCGGTAACAAGTGTGGTCGTTTGTCTCGTCAAGAAGAAGAGGCACTAAGTCAAGATGACCCACGGGTTTTGTTGAGCCGCTCTGTTAGCTGCAATCAGGTAATCTACGGAATCATCGATGCACCTGAAGCAGCATATGCAGATGGTACTGCAGCACCTGTAGAGCAGATGCCGTTCATGGCATACTTCAAGCGTTCTGGTTACCGTCCGGTCAACGACTTCATTCAGAAGCAGCTTACAGACCGTAAGATTCTGATGCACAAGGCGTTGGTTGAGTTCACCACAGAGAAGCAGAAGAACGGCGGTGTTGTCTACTGGACACCGAAGCTTGCCTTTGTAAAGGAAGTGTCTGGTACGGAAGACGGTGATAAGGCTTTGATGAAGGACTTTGCCGACACCGTGAATGCACACAACGAGTCTGTGTTCGCAGAATACAAAGCTGCACAGAAAGCTACTGCTTCTTCTGATGACATTGACCTGTCACATCGTCTGGCTGGCTAGTCATGTTACAACTCGTAGAAGTCCAAGACTTCCTACAGAAAGCGGGGCGGGGGGAGATTGACTCCTCTCGCCTCGAACATCTGATAGAACAGTTTGGCGAGGATTGTAAAGCTGCTATGCGGAAACAGTTCTCTAGCCGTGGTGATTACCGGGTTCGTATGTCCGGTGTTGGTCGCCCCTTGTGTCAACAACAACTTGAGAAGCAGGGCAACAAACAAGACGTTGCCTACAATGATATTGTGCGGTTCGCAACCGGTGACCTCTTAGAAGCATTCGCCATTCTTGTGATGCGGGCTGCTGGCCTAGATGTCGTTGCGGAACAGAAGAAGTGTTCCCTCGAACTAGGTGGGCAAACCGTCAACGGAACCCTGGACATCATCTTGAACATCGATGGTGAAGAAGAAGTCTGGGATATCAAGACAGCAAGCCCGTGGTCGTTCGACAATAAGTTTTCTGGGCGCGGTGGCTATGATGTTATCAAAGAAGATGACCCATTTGGTTACGTTATGCAGGGACACCTGTATGGAGAGTCAGAGGGTAAACGCTTTGGTGGATGGATTGTAATCAACAAATCGACAGGCGAGTGGGATTTCGTAGAGGCACCCCGCGAACAGTCTGAAGACCGCAAAGCATATCTAGAGGATGCGAACAAACGTGTCGAGGCAATCGTCAATGATGCACCATTCAAAGTACCGTTCCAGTCTGTTCCTGAGACAGTTACAATAGACAGACAGAAGGTAGAGACAGGCAACCGCCTGATGCCCAAGACTTGCACCTTCTGTTCCTTCAAGACAAAGTGCTGGAAGAATGCTGAACTAGCCCCGAAGATAACATCTAAGGCGCGGTTCAAACCCCACGTCTGGTACACAAAGCTTGTGAAGCGGGAACTAGACTGATGCCTGTTTTGTACACACGTGAGTACCCCCACGAACTGTTCGACTTGAATCCGCAGCTTTACTGTGTGTTCGTGGAGTCACATGAACGTCGTGGGGGTGGTCGTTCTACTGTCAGGGTTCGCAGCTTGGAAATATCCCTACCCCTTACTTTACGAGACAACTACTCGCCAGACGGTTCCTTGAAGTCAGACACAGAAGTACGTGACATAAAACTCATAGAAGAGGAATTTCAGAACATTGCTCATCACTTGCGACAGGGGTTGGTAGTATGCCTACCGACAATGGAAATCTCAAAAGAAATATCGCAGCTAGAAAAACGGTCCCCAAAAGTAGGACAGTATCTGTTAAAAAGGCTAGAAGGGGTGAAGGCGGGATTTCCGCTGCTAGGATTATGAGACAAACACGTTACCGTTCACAGTTCGAGATTAACCTTGCTAGGTCACTGGCAGAGAAAAAGATTGCCTTCGAGTACGAACAGGCAAAGCTACAATACATACCCAAGCCGCGAACATATACGCCAGACTTCTATTTACCTGAACAAGATATCTACATAGAAGCGAAGGGTCATTTAGATAAGGGCGACAGGGTAAAGATGCAGCTAATCAAACAACAATACCCCGACTTGGATATTCGCTTTGTATTCGTTCGGGCCACGAACAAGATTTACAGAGGCAGCAAGACCAGTTATGCTGATTGGGCGAATCGTTATGGTTTCCCATGGGCAGAAGGTAGTGTGCCAGAGGAGTGGTTTAAAAATGACGGATGATAGGGATTATGAGGTTGGTAGCTTGTTGCCTGACCGGTGGTACATTATCTTAAAAAGAAAGGATGATGAAAGCTTCAATATGACAGCCTACGATACAACTCCTTTACCTGACGATGAAGAATACATGGACGCAGGGTTCGTGGCACAACAAGGGATTGTTGAGATGCTAGAGAACGACTTCGACAGACTCATACAAGCAGGGTTAGCCCGCATATCTTTTATGGAAATGAAGGATACTATCCTACAGGAACTAGAGGATGAGGGCGTGGAGTTCGAACCTCGTGACCGTATAACCAGTCGTGATGAAAACATAGTTAAAGTAGATTTTGGAACAAAGCAATGAAGTTAGATGAATTTCAAATGAGAGCAGAGGATACTGCTATCTATCCAAACGAGTATTCTGTTGTTTACCCTGCATTGGGTTTGGCAGGAGAAGCTGGTGAGGTAGCAGACAAGGTAAAGAAGATTCTTCGTGACGGCGAACCTCATCTTTTCTACAAAGATGATATTGCAAAAGAACTAGGTGACGTGCTATGGTACGTTGCAATCTTGGCACGAGACTTGGGCTACAGCCTAGAAGAAGTGGCACAGATGAATCTAGACAAATTATATAACCGTAAAATTCGCAACGCTTTGCAAGGCAGCGGAGACGACAGATGAGACACGAGGCATACATGAAGTGTATGGAAGATGAAAATGAACAGGCCGGTAAGATGGCCTATGGCGGTGTTGATATGGTCAACAGTCCGCCTCACTACAACGCAGCGGGAACAGAGTGCATAGATGCAATCCAAGCTGCAACCCTTGACGGGTTCGAATATTACCTGCAAGGAAACATAATGAAATACCTGTGGCGATATCGTTACAAGAATGGTAACGAGGATTTGAAGAAAGCGCAGTGGTATTTAAATAAACTATTAGAGGTTCGAGGAGAGAACAAATGAGTAACCAACTACCAACACCGTATCAACAATTCATTCACAAGTCACGCTATGCTCGCTGGATAGATGGCGAACAGCGCAGAGAGAACTGGAGTGAGACTGTAGACCGCTACATATCTTTTATGCTCGAACAGGTAAAAGGTAAGTGCGGTGTAGAACTGCCTACGTCTGTTCGCGAAGAAATCGAGGAAGGTATCCTGTCCCTGAGGGTGATGCCATCGATGCGGGCAATGATGACTGCAGGCCCTGCCCTTGCACGAGATAATGTCTGCGGCTACAACTGTAGCTACATTCCTGTTGACAGCCCTCGTGCCTTTGATGAGTGCATGTACATCTTGATGTGCGGTACAGGTGTTGGTTTCTCTGTTGAACGTGAGAATGTAGATAAGCTGCCTGTGGTTAGCGACAACTTCAATGATTCAGATACTGTGATTAAAGTAGGCGACAGCAAGCCCGGATGGGCAAAGGCACTTCGCGAACTTGTTGCGTTACTATACGCTGGTCAGGTTCCATCGTGGGACATGAGCGAGGTTCGTGAAGCTGGTGCGCGGCTAAAGGTTATGGGTGGACGTGCTAGTGGTCCACAACCTCTTGCTGACCTCTTTAACTTTGCTGTTGAGATATTCAAGAAGGCACGTGGTCGCAGACTGTTTCCGATTGAGTGCCACGACTTGATGTGTAAGATTGGCGAGATTGTTGTTGTAGGCGGTGTTCGCCGCAGCGCACTCATCAGCTTGTCGAACCTCAACGATGACCAGATGGCACATGCTAAGTCTGGCATGTGGTGGGAGACAGAGCCGCAGCGGGCGTTGGCGAACAATTCTGTGTCTTACAAGACAAAGCCTGAGATGGGTACGTTCATGCGTGAATGGCTTGCCCTGTACGACAGCAAGTCTGGTGAGCGTGGTATGTTCAACCGTGAGGCTGCTGACAAGCAGGTTGCCCGCAACGGTCGTCGTGAAACAGGCCATATGTGGGGTACAAACCCCTGTTCTGAGATTATCTTGCGGGGCTACCAGTTTTGCAACCTGTCGGAAGTAGTGGTTCGCGAAATGGATTCCTTGGAAGACCTAAAGGCAAAGGTTCGAGTAGCTACCATTCTTGGAACCTTGCAGTCAACCCTAACTGATTTTAAATACTTGAGGAAGATATGGAAAGACAATACAGAGGAAGAGCGTTTGTTAGGCGTGTCCTTGACTGGTATCATGGACCATCCCGTTTTATCCAAAAATACAGACAGCAAGCGTTGGCTCGAAGAGATGCGCGAAGTCGCAGTGGAGACAAACAAGGAGTTTGCGAACATGCTTGGAATCCCACAGTCGGCTGCAATCACTTGTGTAAAGCCGTCGGGTACTGTGTCACAACTGGTGGACGCAGCGAGCGGGATACATGCAAGACACAACGACTACTTCATCAGAACCGTTCGCGGAGATAACAAAGACCCCCTGACACAGTTCCTGATTAATAGTGGTGTCCCTGCAGAGCGTGACGTTATGAAGCCGGACTCAACAACCGTCTTTAGCTTCCCTATGAAGGCACCGGATGGTGCTGTTACCCGAACACAAACAACTGCCATTGAGCAGCTAGAGTTGTGGAAGACTTATGCTATCCACTGGTCCGAACACAAACCATCTATCACTGTGTCTGTCAAGGAACACGAATGGATGGACGTGGGGGCTTGGGTCTACGAGAACTTTGACGTTGCCTCTGGTGTGTCGTTCTTGCCGCACAGTGACCACACGTACCAACAGGCTCCATATCAGGACATCGAACCTGATGAGTACCTAGAATGGAAGCAGCGCATGGAAGTTGTCACGATTGACTGGGATAAGTTATCTGAGTTCGAAAAGGAAGATAACACCAGTGGTTCGCGGGAACTAGCCTGTACAGCAGGGGTCTGTGAAGTCGTGGACCTGAGTGCAGCATGAACTGCTGGCATTGCAAAACTGAACTTATTTGGGATAGTGATGTTGACAGGGATGATGATTTGTACTACATTATGGTCACATTCCTGCACTGTCCCAAATGTGGTTCAGATGTAGAAGTTTGGTTACCTAACATTGAGGAGAATACCAGTGAGTGAAGAACAAAAAGACATCATTACGATTGATGGAACAGAGTACGATTTCGATACTTTGGAAGACAAGCAGAAGTACATCATCAACCAGATTCGTGATTTGAACGGTAAGATTGCACAGGCGCAGTTTGGCATCGACCAGCTTCGAACAGCACAGTCTGCCTTTACGAACATGTTGGTTGAATCTGTTCAAGAGAAGAACGAAGAGGGAGAGGCAGCATGACCTCGATGGAACCGGCAGTCTGTGACCGCAAGAAGTTCGATATCGATTTATCCTACGGCAAGGTTCGCGAACAACAAGTTGCGAACATGCTTACAGATAAAAAGATTGAGGTTAAATCTGAACGTGGCATGTGGATGAAAACTGGCAACATAGCCATAGAGTACGAATCCTATGGCAAGCCCAGTGGCATAGAAGCAACTGAAGCAGACTACTGGTTCCACAACCTTTGCATTGGTGACGACACTTTTGCAACCTTGGTGTTTGACGTGCCGTCCTTGAAACGCATCATAAATAATTTAGATTACAAAAAATCCGTGAGCGGTGGAGACAACAACGCTTCACGGATGTACCTTCTGAATCTACAGAAGTTGTTTTCAACAGATGTAATTAAGGCGTATAAAGATGAGCAACAAACATCCTAAAGCTGAACTCTTTAAACTCACGGCTCATCTAAATGACAAGGGCAATGTAGAGATGGATTTGGAGTGTGTAGACCCCGACCAGTTTGCTCGCCTAATGGAAAAAGACCTGCCACAGTATGAAGGAACCTTCAAGGTAGCAAGTCTTTTACGTTATTTAAAGTCTGTTGGTGATGAAATGATGGAGAAGTCTAGCCGCTATATCTAGTGCTTTTCTTGAACCTTAAACCTAGCCCGTAAACTAGACCCCTTGTGACGCTTATAGCCGTCCTTGGGGTTTTTCATTAGCTGGTATCCACTGCCCTTCTTCATCCAGTGATAGCCTTTAGGTGCAGGAACGGTTTTGATTTTAGTAGCCATTCTTCTTCTTGGCCTTTCCACCGTACATCATACCCATGCCCTTTTGCTGACGAGGTTGCATAGGATTGAACATGCTTGTCATGCTTGTCTCTGGGTTCATAGGGCTGCGAACCATTGAGCCATAGGCATAGCCCTTGGTCTTGCCGCCACGAGCCATGAAGCCCATCTTGTTGCGAACAGGCTTGGGTAGCTTGGCAAGTCCCTTATTGTCCTTCGGTATTGGTTTCATTTTCATCTCCTATTAAGGCAGGTAATTCACGTTGACCCATGCGGGCTAGTTCTGTTGTTGCGAACTCTACAAGAAGTCCGTTTAAGTTGTCTACATCTGTTCGTGTGACCAGTTCCGGGTATTTGAACATGTTGTTGATGATGCGGGCTGCTTCCTTGTTACCGGCTGCAAGCTGTAATACCTCAATGCCGGATTGTGCAGCCATACGTACTGCGAACTCCGAAGTGACGTATAGCGGGCTAACCATGCCACGGCTGATGTTGTACAAGCGGCTCAAACCTTCATTGACAGAGTACCCTTTGACAACACCTTCTACGCTACGTGCTTGTGAAGTAGCGGCACGGTCTAGGAAGTCTGCAATGTCTGTTAGATAATTTACGTGGTCTGCACCTAGTATCATCTCCAACATTTCACGATGTTCCTGAACATCTGCCAGCATAACTTCTGGTGTTGTGAATTGACGAACCTTCATTTTGCCGCCATCCAAAGCAGTCATACGCATACCTTGTGATGGGGCTAATCCGCCACGATTCATAAACGCCTTTGATACAAGACCACTGACGGCCCTGTCAAACATAGCTTCTGCTTCGTCTGCAGATTTACCTGTCTTGACAACTGCTGGGATAAATGTGTCGCGAAGAGTGTCGAACCTTGTCTCACTACCATTCAAGACAAACTGTTCGTAAAACTGGTCAGGTGTAATATCTCCCGTGAACCGCTGCAAGGCGTTCAGGGAATCTGCATCCATCTTGATATTGTTGTCTGCGTTGCGACGAACTTGGCTCTCAACGTTTGCAAAATCATCTGCGAACTCTTTGTACCGTTTGCGAACCGCTTTGTTCTCCCGAATGATGCGGCTGATGTCACGGGCTTCTGAATACATATCACCTAAGTTCACCAAAGGTACGTCGATGTTCTCACCGTTTTGACGAATGGTTACAGTTGTCAGGTCGTTCATCAAACCTTCATCTGCAAGGTTCTTGAAGCTATATCCGCCTTCTAACACACTTGCAGGACCGTCTGTCTTTTCGAACACGGCAATAGCCCGCTCTGTCCAGTCAGCGTAGATTTGTTCGTTGACTAGGTTTTGAATAGCCGCGAACTTTGCCTTGCCTTCTTCTGTATCCAGATTGAAGACAGTTTGTCCATCAACACGGTCACCCCAATCTGTTGCAAGGTTATCAATCATGCTGCGAATATCAGCTTGGTCTGCAGGCTTGTTGTTCAAAGCACCTGTGATTTTGTTGGTCAGGGGACGTATATAGCCGAACGGGTTGCTCTGTTCATTTATGTACCGATACCGTGTCATACTATTGGCATCGACTTCCCTTTTCTCTGGGCCTTGACGGGCATCGTCCAGTTTGCGAACCGTACTTCCCCTGCGGAGTCTATCACCAATCTCACTGCGATATGTTTCGCGGGCTTTTGTCAATAGAGAGAAGGTTTCACCGTCTTGAGTACGGATTAAGTTATCCATGTTAGCCGCGAACATCTGGACTTCACGCCCTAGTTCTGGCTTAGATTCGCGCACACCGTAGGCATAATCCCTAAAAGCACGTCGCATCTCGTCGACCTCATAGGCATTTGCCTGTGCAAAGGGACGGAAGCTGGGCGAGATTCGCTGCATTTCGAGGGCAATTTCTAGGTCTGACATGTTTTCGACCAGTTCTTGACCGAACCCGTTAGCTACCAGTGTTTGTCTAATCTCACCCATGGTTTCTGCAGGAATGGTTCGTTTAACCATATCATCAAACGTCCGATAAGCTATGCGACCCATACGGCCTGCAAAGAACTGACCGCTGGGGCTAAAGAAGCGAGCCATGTCTGTTTCACCTGCTTTGCTCATCAGGTCGATAACAGCATCGTGCATATCAATAGGTGGTGCAGTCTTAGCGGCTTCGCGAACCGCATTGTATGCTGCCTTGCCTTTTGCATACATGCTTTCTAGATGAGCATCTAGGGCATCTTCCATAGCGCGAGATAAACCTGCAACATATCCCCGTCCCTTACCGCGACGAGACTTCAAGCTGCTAACTCTATCTGTCACACCAGCATAGATATCTGTAACGACCTCGCCTATTGTTTTACGTTCGTCAACAATCTGGCCTAAACGCTTCTTCAAGGCAACGTCTGCTTCCACTAGGTTGTCAAGGAATCCTTCAGGAACATCAATTGTTGGGTCTGATAAAACCTGTTTGCGGATATCCCCCAAGATTTCTAGGGTACTTTCCGAACGGCGGTTCAAATCATCCTTGAACTTGGCGGTTGCATTGCGGGTGTTATCCAACATTGCTTGGATTGATTCGCGGTCTGCAATACCATCAGTTACCCGGACAAACTCTTGGAAGTTGTCCAAGGCTAGTTCTGTTGCGCGAACCTGTGCATCAGCCTGCTTCATTAATTCAACCATATAGGTTGCATCCATGTTCTTCAGCTTCTTTGCGTCAATCTTATTTATAGACATCGCATGAAGGGCTGCAAGAGGTCCCAAGTTCGAAGACTGTGCGAACGACATAGTAAACAGTTCTTTAGCCTTATCCCGTGACTCTTCAGGGAATTGGCTTACGATACGGTCTTGTAACTCGACGTAATCATCGACAGCCTTCAAGATTTTTTCACGGGCTGCAGGGCTAGAGGTGTTGTTCACCAAGTAAATAGAATAGTTGATTGCCTTGCGCTGTTCAGCAGTTAGCTTAATACCAGTCGCTGCTTCGTAATCTTTTAGGGTGTTGTCTGTAATATTGAAACCCTTGTATTTTCCAAAGGTCATAAAATCGGCTACGGCAGCAACGTTCGACCCAACACCGCCCCGTGGTGCTGACAGGAATTTAGAGGCTTGTCCCCCGATAAAACGGGTAGTTGGTGCGCCTATAGTCATCATGCCTATCAAGCCGATTGCCTCTGCAGCCATAGGGTCCATACCATATGCAGAAGATAAATACGCCCGTCCAGCAAGCTGTCCTGCAGACAAGATTAAAGCATCCTCCACATTTTGCTTTAGGTATGGATATGCCTTGAGGGTGTACATAGATTGCATTTTGCGGTTGATTAGGTTTTGCCGCTTGCCTTCTAGCACCTTATATTCGGCACTGTTCTTGGCAACACCTTTGCGAACCAGTGCGTCCATCTCAAGGTCGGTGTTCCGCAAGTCATCGTTCAAACGACCCATAGCTTGTGTGGTTCGCTGTTGGCTAACCCCAATGCTAAGAGCCTTCAAGTTGATTTTGTTGCGTCCCTCTGCCTGATTGATAATCTGTGCAGCCTCGAACGGGTCGTCCACATCGTCAAGGATGCGGCCCATAGCTGTACCTTTGTAGGAGTCCTTCAGTTTCTGGAACTTGCGTAAGGTTCGCTCGCCTCTTAGCACACCCGGTCCTGCCATACCAACTACATTCTCAAGGAACATAACCCCAAACTGTTCGGAACGAGGCAGTTCGTTGAATGCAAGGTCTATGAGGTTCGCGGCTGCTTCTTCTGTGATGAACTCTTTTGGCTGTAGTTCGCCATCGACCTCTATCATTGTTTGAGCGTTGTATTGGTCTAATGTAATTTCACCCGCATCTAGCCTGCGTTTAAATTCATCGTGAATGCTATCATTAAACGCCATCTTCATTGTTGGGTTTGGAATTACAGAATTGATTGCCTTGTAGGTGGAGTCTAAAGCTTGTTGAATATCGTTACCTCTTGCACCCCATTCAGATGAAAAATCAGTTCCTTTTTCTTTTGCATCGAAAAGGGCACCTGCTGCGTTATATCCCATGATACCCATCATAGGGATGCCGGTTGCCACGAACTGTCCAGCTTCTGCAAGCCGCGTCTCTAAAGAATTATAGAAGTCCCCAGTTTCAAACCGGTCAACAAAGATTTGACGAACCGCTGGGTCAGGCACATACTGAGATACAAGATTATCAAGATTGACACGGTTCTGGGCGTAGCGTTCCGCAGCCGGAATCATCAAGGGGTCTTGGACCACTTGGGCTGCAACCACCTCGCCTTCACGAACAAATGGGATGATAACATCTTCACCGGGAACCTGTGGCTGAGATGACTTTGCCCACGCAGAACGCAGAGCAAGCATAGCCTTCGGATTGCTGTTCGCAAACTCCAAGACACGATTGTTAATCGTAATGTCCCCAACTTTCTCTACTTTACCAGCAAGAACATCTTCCCACGCAGCACCAGTCTGCTGGGCCTGTACGTCTTGGGCAGCAGCAGGGGCTAGAGTTTTAGTTTCGGTAACAGGAACGTCCAGAACAGGGTCGTTTACAGTGGTTGTTCGCGAAACAGGCTCGTCGAGCATCACCTTGTTTTCTACAGGTGCAATGGAAATACGAGGAGGCTTGGTATCTGTAGCGGGAGCGTCACCTGATGTGTCGAACCCTATGATATCCCGTTCAGCAACAGGCTTAACATTTTCTTGTGGCTCTGCCATTTATTAAGCCCCCATTCCTATTGCTTTCAAAATCGCTTCCATAGATGCAGGTTTCGTACCCTGCTCATCAGTGAAGAAATTACCCTGTCCATCTGTATAGTATCCAGAGGGGTCTAATACAAGGCCCGTCTTAGGCTCTTCAGCGGCGGATGCTCCAACGGAAGGCTTGGGTGTTGTAGCTGCATAGTTCGCAGATTCGATACGGCGGATTACTCCGTCGGCTTTCAAAATACGGGCTTCTCGTTTCCCGAATTCTCCTGCTGGAACTTGAGCAACTTCGTAGAGGACCGCCAGTCTGGTGCTGTTGTTTTCAAAATCACTGATAACCTGACCTAGACCTGCAGTAGCTTGAGGTTTAGATACAAACAATCCTGTCTGTCCTAGACGGCGTAGTTGAATTTCAAAGTCTTGGTTTGATAGACGACCTGATGGGTCAACAGCGCGAGCCATCTGTGCTGCAAGAGACAACTTCAAAGAGTCGATTACAGATAGGTTTTTGGCAGATTCAGGTGAAAGAAATCCAGAGCGCACTGCAACTTCTGTCAAGGTTGCTGCGTCTGTACCCTCTGCAGTTTCAAAACTTCCAAAGAACTGCTGTAACTGACCACCTTCACCAAAGATACCAAACCCTACGCTTTGCATAGCTGCTTTAAGACCTGTAGGAGTATTATCCTTTTTAAGAAGTTCATCTAACTGTTGCAACTGGCGCAAAGCAGTTTGATTAGCCTCGTACTGGTCGATAACCTGCGAACGGTTCAAGCCATTAGATTTAAAGTAATCGTCGGCAGGCTTCATCTTAACACGACGTTTATTGAAACCTATTACGGGAACATTATCTTCCTTTAGCTTAATCAAAGGGGCATATGCTTGAATAGCTGCGCGACGGTCTCCGCCAAACTCTTCTTGAACATAGTTCGCGAACTGCTGGTTCATGGCTTGGTTACCACCCATAGTTCTTGCTAGGTCGCCAAATCCAAACTGTTCCATCTCTACTGCAGACAGAAGAGTTGAGTAGGCAGACTCCGCATCTTCAGCACGGGCCACATCTGAAAAGTTCGTTATGAATTTTTGAACACCTTCTTTATCGGCTCCGTATCCCAAGTTTGCTGATATGCGGCCTAGAGCATCTAGCTGGTTCGGGTCAGCGAACTCTACTACAGACTCTTTTCTCTTACCCTCTTCTGTTCTAAAAGAGAATATAAAGGCTTTGTCTGGGCTGCTGATATTGCCAACGTTTAATTCTTTTTCTATCAGTTTTGCGTGTGCATTTACGGTTACTTGGTCGCTTGCCTTTGGCTGGTTCTCAGCCTGTGGGTCTAGTTCGTTTAAGAAATTAAATAGACTTTTATAGCTGTCTTGCGGATGGATGTATTCAGATTCGATTTCTCCAGATACTGGATTTATCTTACGCTGCCCATCAATATAGTAATCCCCATATGTGAACACATCTGTTTTAAACGCTGCGAAATCCTGCGGATTCTGAAAAAAGTGTTCTCTCATGCGTTGCCGTTCTTCGGGTTTGCGAACAATATCGTTCATGGTTCGCAGCCAAGTACCACCTGCACGGAGTTTGTTGTCTGGGCGAATATCTTCTTCCCATTTTTTAAAGGGTTTAGGAAACTGAAGTTGATTATAGCCAAAACTAGAATCTACGTTATTCATCGTATTAGCTAGGGTTGTGAAATCCATGCCACCCCCCATACCGGAGGCTTTTATAAGTTGTGCAGCAACGCCTTTATCACCCTCTTTGGATTTAAGTATATCTACCCCAGAGGTAAACAATAGCTTATTTCTTTCTGCATCTGCTTCTGCGTTAGCTTTTCTTTGAGCAGCAGCTTCAGCATCCATCTCACGCTTGCCCTGCACCATGCCGTTAACAAATGAAAGTAAAGCAGTCATTATTTAGTCTCCTTATTTTCATCATCGGTAAGAAAACCGCGCTCTTCTGGTTCGCGGGGCTTATTGCCTTCACGGATAGTGGCGTTGACAGTTTCTTGAATGAAGGTAAACATGCTTGGATTGTTTTGCTTCATCATACGGAAGAAGGTTTCATCGTCCATTTCGTTTTCTTTATCCGCGTCGTCGTTCTCGAACAGGCGGTACGGAATGTTCTCTTCTTCTGCCATGTTCGCAAGGAAGATAGCCAAAGATGGTTTCATCAACATGCCCATATCAGGAGTGAACAGCCCCTCTTGGAACCCTGTAAAAATAATGCCTTCGATGATAACTTCGATAGAGATACCGACCATCATCAGCTTTAGCAACTCTTGCTTTACTTTAGGCTTCTTGATTTTATTAATTGCTTTTTCTAGGGCAATGTCTGGGTCAACGTCTTGCGGTGGCTGTCCCCAAGGCCATTGAGAATTGTCCTGTGTTAAGGAATGTCCCGGAGGTGCTTCAGCGAACATGTCTCCAAGGCGAGGGTCTCTAATAGCCATTATCCCAGTTCCACTTCTTTAGCGGCAGTCCGAACAGGGGCTGCAGATGTAGGAGTAACCCGTCCTAAAGATGGTGAGCCAACGCCTAATGTCATCTGACCTTGCCGTTTTGTAAGATATTGTTTTGAAATTTCGTTTAGTTGCGGGTTGAAATTTGTACGACCGGCAGTTGCGCGGATAGCAGCCTGTATATCTGGGTTTCTTAAACCTACGGGGTTACGTGCTGCGGCTAGTGCTGCCGCTGCTGAAGAGGGTGCAGAACCAATGTCAGCAACCTTCATTTTGGATGCGCCCATAGGCCCGCCTTTTTCTTGAGAGTCTAAGTAGTATTTAGCACCGCTTTTTAGGAACTGACTCATACTTGCATCACTACCAAAAAAATCTGCGGCAGGGTCTAGGAATCCGCGAACCCCACCACTAAAACCAACTAAATCTCCGCTTTCCCACTCTTCTGTACCCATTACAAAGTCCCAAGCAGGCTCTATAAAATCTACAATTGTGTCCCATAAACTCATATCTAAATCCTATCTATTAAGATGCGGCCCAGCGAATAAACCAATTGCCCAAGCCCTTCATCAACTCGTCTTTTTGTTCTTGGCTGTACATGTCCTTGGCGTTTGCATAGTTAAAAGCAATCCGGGCCAAATCATGTTCGCGGGCCAGCGCATTTTCACTTTTCTGAAAGTTCCAAGCTGCGTTGTCGCGGTAAGATTGCCAAAGGTTGTTCTGAGCGTTCGCAGTCATGTTGTAAGCATTTTGAGTGTTTATACGGTTGGTTTCGTTTTGGATAGCCGTGTTCGCAGTGTTGATTTCCCTGCGCCAAACGACATTCGACTGGTCAACCGCGAACTTCATCTGCGAGTTGAACTTGTCCCGCGAATCCTTCATGCTTGCATTGAACTGGTTCATTGCGTTAGCTTCGGATGTATTGAACTGACGCATAGCAGCAACACGGTTCGCGTTCGCAGTATCCACCTGTGCGCCTAGTTCCGCAAAGAACTCTTCTACCTGCAGTTCATTCTTGGCGTTGAACTGACGACGGGCATTCTCTTCAGCGGCATCCTTGAACAGCCCTTGAACCAAGCTTTGGTAAGTTAGGGTGTTTGCTTTTTGTTCGTTGTCAAGGTTCTTTAGGTCTACAGACAGGAATGCCTGTGCGTTTGTAACGGCAGCCGTCATGCGGGCATTCAAATTAGCCTTGTCCATCGCCGCGAACGTAGCAGCGTTAGCTAGGGCAGTTTGCTGCTTGTTGTTGAGGTTCGCTAACTGGATGGTTGCGTATTTGTTCGCATCTTGCTGGGCAATAGTAACCCCAGATTCCATCAGGGCCTGTGTCATTGCGGCCCCTGCCATCGAACTGGCACCCAATCCACGAGCCTGCATAATGGAACCAATTTTGCGAACCGCTGGAGCAGCCCAAGGGGGCATTGGCGCACCACTTTGCAGGGATGACATTAGCTGACCTAGCTGATACTGTGTGGTAGCCCGTGGGTCTAGCTGGTCTGTTGCTGCAGTAGCAATAGCCCCTGCAGAGGGGCCAGCTTGTACACCTGTCATATCAACGTAAGGGCCTGTGGGGGTTAGGGTTGCCCCCGTCATTGGTCCCAAGGCTGTTAAATCGGTTGTTACATCATCTACCCCTGCGATTTGCCCGACCCCCGGAGCAACGCCAGTAGGGGCTGTGGTGGTTAAACCAGAGGTGTCGGCAGTGGTGGTTCCGGCAGTGGGGGCTGCACCCACAGTCTTACCGGAAGTGTCCATTATAGTGTCTGGAGTTTCCGAAATAAAGGTCGGGGTTACCGTTGGCATATCGCTAGTGTCTCCACCAGCCGTTTTTTCCATTTCTTTTTTTATATCCACCATACCCTAGTCCCTTTGCAAAACCTTATCCAACTTATCCTCGACCCGATGCAAGGCTTCCATGACCTGCCGCATATCGTTGCGAACATCTTCACGAGTTGCGTACTCTTCGCGTGTCTTGTTAACCAAGATACTCAAGCGTTTCTGTTCACCGTTTTGTTCCTTTAGGAACCACGCCAGACCAGCCACGAACAGGCCGATGAGCATATCGATGAGGCTGGTCATGTCCACTGGTCAACCCCTACGCTGTGTAGGAGTTGCCAGCAGAGATAGCGGCATTGGCTGCTGTCATGTCTTCTGTAGTCCAGAAGTCTTTTGCAACCATGATTTCCAGATGCTCAACATTACGGTCTACGCAATCCTGCTTATCTGCTGCATCATCGTCTGCCATAGCTGTGCCAGCAATAATAGCATTGATGAGGTCAACGCTGTGACCCATTGCTGTGTAATGCTGTGCGATTTGTTCTGCTGTTAGTTCGTCCATTTTAATCTCCTTGTAAATTAGGACTCAAGTGCGGCTATACGAGCCTCTAGTGCTTCTATTCTTGCTGTTAATGCTGTGATTGTTTCTTGCTGTTCTTGGATGGCTTTGATGCACAGCGACACCATATTGCCGTAAGCTAATGCGTCTGGTTCGCCATCATCGTTATACTGCACAAACTCTGTAAGTCCAGCATCGTGGACTTCTTCAGCAATAAAGCCGCCAAATGTAATGCCACTTTCAGATTCTTTTTTGCTCCTGTATATAACAGACCGCAGTTTTAGTACGTCGGCAAGACCGTGTTCAGCGTCTTGAACATCTGTTTTGTACTTCAAAGAAGATGTTGCTCTGTACAAGTTTCCCGAAGAGTCAACATACACATTAGCCGTTGCCGCACCAGTAACGCTGTATACCTCTAAGCAAAACAAGCCAGAACCATTCATCCGCATCCGTGGATTACCATCGCCATCCGACAGCACGATGTAGTTGCTGGCTGTGCGGATGTCTAGGCCGCCTTGATTGCCCGAATATGAGCCAAGGATGGTGTTTTTAGAACCTGTTGTTATAGCCGCACCAGAAGCACCATTTGGGCCAGAAGGCCCGATAAATGTGTTATAATTGCCAGTAGTATAATATCCGCTCTGCAAACCAATGAATGTATTCCCAATACCAGTAGTATTACTAAACCCCGCCTGATAACCCAGTGCCGTGTTGTAGCCAGCGGTGGTGCTGGAGTTTAAGGTTTGATGACCAATAGACGTATTGTACGAACCAGTTGTGTTTGTATACAAAGCACCATAACCAAGTGCGTTATTGTGAGCGCCAGTGGTAGTTAAATATAAAGATTCACTTCCAACGGCATTGTTGTAATTGGCTGTCGTATTTGAACGTAAAGCACCATTACCGATTGCAACAGTTTTGGCTCCAGCAGTATTACTGCGCCCAGCCTCAAAACCCACAGCCGTGTTCCAGGATGCGGTGGTGTTGTTAAAAAGTGAATAAGAACCAAGTGCTGTATTGCCAATCCCCGATGTATTGGCGCCTAGTGCTTCTACGCCAAATGCCGCATTGTAATACCCAGAAGTATTACTATCCAGCACCAATGCCCCGACACCAGTGTTAGCGGCAGATATATTATTAACACCTGTCCTATACCCCATAAACGTGTTGTAGTCTGAAGCCGTTGTTCCGCTATATCCAGCTTCGTACCCGACAGCGGTGCTGTAGTTGGCGGTGGTGTTGGCGTAGAGTGCATAACTACCATAAGAAGTATTGTATGCACCTGTAGTATTTAACCTTGAAGCAAGATAACCCATTGCGGTGTTATCAACACCAGTTGTGTTAGCGTCTAACGAAAGATAGCCTAGTGCGTTGTTTCTTGTTCCTGTTGTATTTGATTGCAAAGCAGCATAACCCACAGCAGTGTTGTTATTAGCGGTGGTGTTGGCTGTTAATGCACTATGACCAATAGCAGTGTTGTTAGCACCTGTAGTATTTGACTTTAACGAGTTGTAACCTAGCGCAGAATTATTATAACCAGTTGTGTTTAGCTGACCAGATGTAAAACCAATGTGAGCGTTCTGTTCGCCAGTCGTATTACTATACCCAGCCTGATAACCCACTGCTGTGTTGCCAGATGCGGTGGTGTTTTGATTTAAAGCTTGCATACCTACAGCAGTGTTATAGCTGCCTGTAGTCGATGAAAATAAAGCACCTTCGCCAACTGATGTAATATTTATACCTATTGTATTGCTATACAAATTAGCTTTACCCACAGCAACATTTGCTGACCCAGTGGTATTACTATACCCAGCCTGATACCCAACGGCAGTGTTGTTGCTTGCGGTGGTGTTGGATAAAAGTGCAGAACCTCCAACTGCTATATTATTAAGTCCTGTGGTGTTATCTCTTAATGTAGATACTCCAACAGCCACATTTTCGTAACCTGTAGTATTATTAGCCAAAGAACCCCAACCAACTGAAGTCAATGAGAAACCTGTTGTGTTATCAAGAAGCGACTGATAGCCGATTGAGGTATTGTTTGCACCCGTAGTATTACTATAAGCCGCCTGATACCCCACCGCAGTGTTGTTAGCTGCAGTGGTGTTGTTTCTTAATGCAGCACTGCCTACCGCCACATTGTAATTACCAGTGGTGTTGTATTGCAGTGTTGAACCAGAGCCATACCCGCCACCTATCGCGGTGTTTTCTGTGCCAGTTGTATTAGAGTATAAAACAAAATAACCAAGAGCAGTGTTGCCATTGCCCGTAGTGTTTGAATATAAGGATTGAGTACCAATTGCGGTTGCACCTTCGCCAGTAGTATTGCTATACCCAGCCTCATAACCCACTGCTGTGTTGTTGTCGGCGGTGGTGTTGGAGAGCAGTGCACCAGTTCCCATTGCTGTGTTGTATGACCCAGTTGTGTTTGTGTACAATGCTGGTATGGTTTCAGAGCCACCAAATGCGCTGTTACCTTGCCCTGTAGTGTTCAAACCTAACACATAATCACCAAAGGCACTATTATTAACACCAGTTGTATTATTTTGTGCGGCTCTGTTACCAACAGCGGTATTGCCAACAGCGGTATTTGCATACAGAGCCTGATACCCCACAGCAGTGTTGTTGCTTGCGGTGTTCGCTGTAAGTGCATCTGCACCAATCGCTGTATTTGACGCACCAGACACATTGCTGTCCAGCGCAGTATCACCCAACGCCACATTGTTTGTGCCAACAGGATAGTTACCATCCAGCTTAATTGTGCCGCCGTCTACACTGACATTGCCAGCTACTGTGAGGCCGTCTGTGACTGCTGTGCCTGTTACGTCAATGCCTGTGGCGGTGGTTTCTAGTTTGTTAGAACCACCATAAAATAAAATTGCTGGCCCGCTTTCTTCTAAATATAGATAATTTTCTGTTCCTGCTACATTTTGAATGCGGACCTGATTGCTAGCTCTAATGTTTAAATCGCCAGTACCAGTATCATCAATGTAGCTGTTATTCCCATCATGGTAAATCTGCAAGTCAGACCCAGCACCAAAGATAGCCTTGTCGTTGTCGCCGAAGGTCAGGTCAGTTGAAGACAACGCAACGACCCCTGTACCGTCTGGTGCAAGGGTGATGTTACCGTTTGTGTCGGTGCTTGAGATGGTGTTACCGTCTACACTGATGTTACCGATGTATGCAGCCCCGTCGAGATACATATCCTTGAACTGCAAGGCAGCGGTTCCAATATCCAACGTGTTCGTGGTCTTCGGCTTGATTTCTGTGGCACTTGCAATGAAATCTTGAACCGGACCAAGCACGGTAATCGGCGCACCTTCTGCTGCCGTGCCATCGTGGGTGTGGCCCGTTGATTCGTTAAACGCAGATTCTACCGCATCGAACTCACCGTCGAGGTCCGAAGCGTTGATGATGTTGCCATCTGCAATGTTATTACCTGTGTCGTTTCGTGTGTAACCTTGTCCCATAGTGGTATCCTTCTATTACCTACGCCCGTAAGTGCCGTATTCGAGCGTTAGAGCATCTAAAGAGTGTGGTGGGTTTGTTGAATTGGTTCGGAACTGTATCGAAACAACATACCCAGAGCCTACTGTTTGGTTTTCAAAGAGGCGTTGTATCGTTCCGCCGTATGAGCCTGTTCCAAAAATGGAAGTTCCGTAAAAGGCCGGGGCAGTAGCCCCCGACGTGTTGTTAAATGAAAATGGGTTTGGTTGAATAATCCCAGCTTCGTCAAAATCAAATAATAGGTTTACTTCTGATGAGTAACTTCCCTGCGGGTCTGTGTACAAGAACATTTTGTAGATTGTCTTGCGAATGCGGGGGTCGTTGATTGGGATGTAAGGAGTGGCAAATGTCGAGTAGATGTCGCTCTCATCCAAGCTGTTCCCCGATTCCATCTGATAAACGTATCCGGTTGTGTTCGCGAACACGATGGTTTCAATTCCTTCGTAGAGATTGCTACTGGCAACGTACGCCTTGAATCCCCGCAACTCTGCCCAGTTGATTCCCTGCTCCACCTGCGAACCGATGATACCCTGTGATGCGTCTGCCGAAAAGTTCGTGTTGTACCCAAACAGCCTGTACTGGCTCTTCGGTCTGATTACCACGCTACTAAACGAGGTGTTACGGTTCACAAAGTTGGTTACGTCATCTTGTATCGGCTTCGATACAACGGCAAGGTTGAAGTCCCCTACCCTGTCGGTTGCAGACAAACTTCGTATTCCGTCTGGTCCCAAGTAAAGTACGTCCCCGCCAATCTCTTGAATTGTGTCGGTTTTGGTACAGCCGGTATCCAGAGTAATAGGCTGAAGCTGGAAATCTCCAATCGTATTGCCTACCAGTCGCTTGATAGACCTCTCACTAAATATTATAAGCTGTTCTCTGAAAATAATCAAGCCCGTAATTGCACTTCCGACATTTATTGTTCCTGCGCCACTTGCTGCAGAGAAGTCGTCGAAGGTATAAGGGGCTGTAAACAGCAGGTTCGAACCCTTTGCAAAGAAAAGCTGGTTCTTGAAGTTTGCTACGTGGCCTGCGCCGTTACCGTCCGTAGGAATACTGTCGAGGGCGGTAAAGAACGTTCCGTCGTACACAAATGGTACGTTGGCCCCATCGACCCCTACCATGTAGTCGGTTCCGCTGTAGTTGAAGTTCACGAACCGGTGTTTGTCCATGCCGGTGCGGTCTACAGAAAGGAACGTCAAGGCTGCGTTATTTGCAGGGCTGCTGTTCAGGGCAGGGTCGATAGCAAAGGTTGCAGAGCCACTGGTAACCGTTGGGGTAGCTGTCAAGGTGTAGATTAGGTCTACGCCTGCAATCGTAAAGGTGTCGCCGACCTGTGGTGTTCCTGTGATGCCATCTACGACCAAGCTAGTACCGGTTTGCGAACCGCCGTCTACCAAGACAGTACCATAGTTGGGTGTGTTTACCTTTGTCCACCCCGAACCCGTTGATTTAAACAGGTCCGAACCCCGTGCTGCAATCACTGCGCTTTCGAAGGTGTGTACCCCTTGAATGATTCCAGAGCCAGATACAAAGGTTAGGGCATCTTGGTCTGACGGGTTGACAACCATCGTTTGGTCTAGGGTCAAGGTAGCCCGTTTGTTCACAGAACTAAAAGAGACACCGCCAGATGCAATCGTGTAGCGGAACGACAGAACGGCATCATCTGCAGGTGCTACTGTGATTGCCGGAGTGATGGTCAGGGTAGATGCCGTACCTACGAGAGCGGTTGCGGCACTCACTGTGTAGACTGTGGTATCCCCAGCAATAGTAAATGTGTCGTTTGCAGATGGAGCAACATCCAAGCCATCTACGTCGAGGCTCGTTCCTGTCTGTGCCGCGCCATCTACAGCCCCGCCAGCAAGAGAAAACACGTCGGTTGCGGCAGGTTCGGTGTAGATGTTGCCGACAATCAGGGTTGTGCCGCTCTGTCCGTTGCCGTGAACCAGTGGCGCACCGTACGGGGGAACGATGTCTGGGTCGTACTTATCGTAGCCTTGAATCGAACGATAACCACCCTCGATAGATGGTTCGTAATTACGAAGGATACGAGCCGACCCCGGAGCATTGATACCATGCTGCAACGGAGACATGTTCGTAATGAGGCCACCTTTAAATTCGATGGCGTATGTTTGCCAACGGTCAGGCATGGGCTTACGATGCCCTCATGTAAATGTTTTCGTTGACCGTTACTGTTCTCATCTGTTTGATACCCTCGTCGAACTTGCGTTGTGAAACCGATGCCATCTCTAGGTTGTCGCGGAACATGTAGGCATAGTACATAGCACCATCGATGATTACGTGACGAAACCGCTCTGGAATTGTTGGGACATCCGTATTGAGGATGAGGTCAACAGGGTCCATGAAGTATTCGAAGTCTACCTGATAGGCTTTGTCTGGCATGGGAACCACGCCCCACTCACCGTTTTGGGTACGGAACACACGCTCTGGAACCGCGCCTAGAGCCGTGTTGGTTTCGTCCTCTTGGTCGATGAACCGGTCCACGTACTCGTCATAGCTAATCTGAGTCAGGTGTTCGGCCCTGCCTAAACCTAGAGTTGTATCCCTGCGAACCCGATATGTATCAAAATCAACGTACTTTGCTTGAGACGGAATAGGGTATCTGGTAACCCCTGCAGTTAAAGTTTGCTGATATGTGTTGTGATTGAAGGGCCAGCCAAAGTGTGCCTGATTGATATGGC